TTTCCTCCGATTTCCACTTCCTTTTGAGAAGTACCTCTCAGTCACGGTCAATTAGATTAACCAATCCTAAAGTCGTAATATACTCTATTCTTACTCATCACTCTTCTAGGTTGCCACCCAAACTCATCCTTGCGGGATTAGAGAACTTTCAAAACAATCGTATCGGGTTTGGGACCCTTTACGGCCATGAACAACTCATGACTAAGTAGTGACCTGTCTACCACGACTGACGAACACTTTTCCTTTTATTTATTTTAGTTTTCACCATTTGAAAGTAAAAGTTTGATTTGTGGATGATAGATGTAGCGGTTCGTCAAACCAGATGCCCCATCTTTTGAACGAGACAATGCTGAACTACACCTTGAAGTCTCCCGACCTCCATACTTTGAGTCTATTTCATAACTGAAACCTTGGTAGGTCTCTGATAAGGAGAACAACAGCACCACCTGTACGAACTCTTACCTTTCGGTTTTAAATCTACTCTAATATTGAACTCCGCAATTGTATAGTTGGACGACCATACTTCTTACAACAGCCCTACGAGTTATTCTTATCGGTGTTCCCACCTCAACTAAACGACCCACATCGCTTAGTCATCTAACCACTTTCCCTACAGTGTTACCCTCAATACTAAAGGTCAGATGATATCTCGTTTGTCTACTCGAGCTCCGTTTCCGAAGCCGCAACCGTTCCAATCAAGAACAAATCACTTTATACCACTTTCATGGTTTATTTTATGGACTATAGACCGCCCAATATATCTTATCAGTTTGTTACTCAAAATCAACCCGAAGGTCTCATCATCAAACATTCTGAACAGACAATATTTTTATTCAAAGAACTTTTTAAAGAATGAAGAAAAGGGGAAACTTTACGACCAAGTAAACTTGGAACCTTTACTACCCCTTCTCTTCACTTGTCTTACAAAGGTAAATGAAAGTTTTGAAACTGTCAAATCTTTTTGTAAGTTTTTTTGAGCCGATAATACAACGAATAATTCTTAAGACCCCCTACTCGTAATAGGACAGGTTTATTCGGTTATCATTTCAAAGAACAAACAACTCTCGTCGTTTGTTTTTCAAAGATAAGAAGAACTTTTCAATTCGTCAAATCTTTTTTGTTGCGAGGGCGAGATTCGAACTCGCGACCTAAAGGTTATGAGCCTTCCGAGCTACCACTGCTCTACCTCACGATATATCTTAATGATTACAATCCCACTTCCCCACGGTCACCTATCCACGTCATGCGCTGGTTGTACCAGCGGGTGTAATCAAATTTTTAAAGAGCTAAACAACATCCGATAAAAAACCCCACAAGTTACTGAAATCTCTCAATCTTTTCACTTGTGGGATAAGGTTGTCTCACAAAGGTAATCAACAGTTTTGACACCGTCAAATTTTTATGAAACTTTTTTTTGGGGATGTTCACCTTTTCAGGTGTGGAAATATAAATATCTCCATTTTCATCAAAGTCTTACAAAGGTAATAACTTTTTTTTTAATTATCAAGTTTTTCAACAATTTTTTTTAATTGTCTGTTCATGTCAATACAACAGTACACAGCAAAAATAAACATTACTATACCTATACCAATTAATAGATTCATTTTAAATTATTTAATTTTTTTATTTCTTCTTTCGCTTTTTTGGTCATATGAATGTATGCCCATACATTGGCAACAATTGACACTACAAACCAAACAATGAATAATATTTTCATGATAGAATTATTTCAGCAAGTTTATAAAAATACTCACCTGATGTTTCAGGTTTAATTTCTTCTAATGTAAAGTACCCACACTCTGTATGTTCTTCCCCATCTATTGCATTTAATAAATCAGGATATAATGGAAACTCTACGTTCAATAAATATACATACATGAACCCTTTAACCTTCTTACCATCTCTGGTATGTCGTGGTATTAAACCAACAAATGTTAATTCAACGTCATTAATGTTTAATGCTGTCTCTTCAAAGAATTCTCTTTTGGCTCCTTCTTGAGTAGTTTCATTCTCTTCTAACTTACCTCCAGGTATTGACCACATTCCAGGGAATGAACCCAAATTGTTTCTTTTACATAAAAGAAGTTTGTTTTGATGTTTTACCACCACTCCTACGTATCTTTTTTTATCCATGGTATTTATTATATATGAAAGTTAAAATTAATGATAATATTTTTAATGTCAAAACTTTAGTAGATAAAAAATCTCAAGCCATCGGTATGATGTATAAGAGATTTGACTCTACGTTTGACGGTCTGCTATTTTTAATGGGTGGAAAGAAACAATGTTTTTGGATGAAGAATTGTATCATACCACTTGATATCATCATAATAAAAAATAATGTTATTGTGAATATTCATTTTGATTGTCCTCCTTGTAATGAAGACCCTTGTCTGTCATATTGTGGAAGAGGTAATATTGTTTTAGAATTAGAAGGTGGCACTTGTGAAGACTTGAATATACAACCTGGTGATTCTGTAGAATATATCTTTTAGTTTTTCCAAATAGTTTCTTCAATATTATCTTTATGTGAAAGGTATCTTGCCAAAACAAAAAAGAAATCACTTAGTCTGTTTAAATAAATTGTAATAGGATTTAACTTGACAAAGTTGTCAAGAACAATACATTCAAGAACCGTAATTTCAGCTCGTCTACACACCGTTCTACAAATGTGAGCCAAACTCACAACTCTATTTCCTTTGGGTAATATAAAGTTTTTTAATACTGGAAGTTCTTCATTCATCTTATCCATCCAATCTTCAAGAGTTTTTGAATCCTCAGAATTTATCTCAGTTAGTTCAACATTATTATCATTAATGATTGTGGACCCTGCATTGAATAGATTCCATTGAATCATTTCAAATGAAGCTTCAGAATATACCAATTCACTCCTTAATAAACCTATGAATGAATTTAATTCATCTAAAACCCCAACAGCTTTAATTTCTGAAGTCATTTTTGAGATTCTTCTTCCTGACAAAAGACTCGTACTTCCGTCATCTCCTTTCTTTGTGTATACTTTATTTGACATACACAAAATATAAAAAATAATTAATTAAGATTCAACAGACTGTTTGGATTCCTCAATCTTTTCTTGGAGTTTTTTTCTGAACTCCTGAGCAATCATTTTTGTAAATTTAACATAAGGATGGTCTTCTTTCTCTGAGTCATAACGATACGTCCCTTGAGGAGGTCTTGTACCTCTACCCAAATAATTTAATCCGCTGATATTAGTTATACACTTATGTCCACCTGAGTTTGCCTGAATTAAATCCCAAGCATTTATCAATACATTATCTAATATGTTCTTTTCTCTATCCGTTAAATCTTTAAATGGTTTTTCCATCATTTCTTTAATTCTCATCAATGCCTCTTCTCCGTTAGGTACACCAATAAATTTTCCGCCATAAATCGCATCAAAATCTTGGAACGTAAACCCAATACTCTCAGGGTTAACACTTGTTTCACTAATCCACTTTATTGATGATAACGGTATTTTCTTTTCTTTAAGTTGGCCTTCCCACCTTGATATAACCTCTTGGGCAATCTCGCCAAGGTTAACATCCTTAAGTTCCCTATCCTTTTTAAACGGATTACATGAAGCCTGTACCAACCCCATCGGCCAAACCATAATGAGAAAGTCTGCATCAGGATTATTTCTAAATGGGGTATACCTGTCATATGACCCAGGCTTGAACATACTACCTCCACCGTATTGGTAAATAATATTGTCTTGTACTTCGGGAAATCCCTTCATTTTTTCTTTATAGTCTTCTGCATTTCTTTGTAATTCTTCTGGCTCAGGTGCGTTAGTATCTTTCATCCATTCTTTAATGTTGTTCAAAATATTCATTAGCGAAGGTTCTGAATCCATAACAAGTCTTTCTAAAAATCCTGGTTTGTTTTTAAATGCTAATATTAATTTGTTAATAACAAATCCTAATAACAATTTATTTCTTTGAAGTGATTTATCTTTATCTATTCTATAGATGTAGTTTACCACTTCGTCTGGCGTAATGTTTTGTCTTGCGAAGTCTGCAGAATCAACTGTATTAATTAATAAAACATCTGAACTTGGGAACAATTTTTTAGGTGAAACAACTTGAGATATTGTTTCAACATTTGAACGAGCTTGTCTGAAAGATTTTGAAGTTCCTTTTTCAGCACCAACTTGTTTGTCATGATGGTCTGTGTGAATCTTGAACATTGGTTTTCCGTGTGCAAAATCAACAAGTACTGGCATTACATCACCACTAGCGTCATTCTTTTTAACTGAAAACTCTTTATCACCATATTGTATAATATGAGCACCCACAACATCAATACCATTGTTTTCAAGGTATTTCTTCATCGCAATCGCAGTGGTAACACCATCTAAATCTTGGTGAAAATAAATTTCGGCTTTAGGGTATCTCTTCCTTAAAGCCGAAATGTCTCTTATACCACTCTCTTTAATTAATTTTTTCAATTACCCTCTGAATTTTTTACCTATCCAATTTATAAATTGGTCAATAAGCCCTCCTTCTTCCGCAACAAAGTCCTCTAATTCTTGTTTGTCTTTAGGAGGCATTTTGCTCCAAGTTTCTTCACCCCACACTCCCTCAGTACGACGACATCCGATAGCCGCTTGATATTTTGATATTGCCTGTGCAGTTTGTGATGTTAAATTATTATCTGTTTTACCATCAACAACTAAGGGTTGTCTATTATCACCTGTAATTTTTTTAGATATTAAAAATCGTTGAATAGCTCTAACAAATTCTCTTTCAAGATTTTGTTCTGAAATAACTCTCTTAACAAGATTAGTTAAATCATTCTCTGTAAGTCTTATTACTTTTTTTACCATATTAATATTTTAATGTAAGTCTGTACTTTAATTGATTGATATCGGCCAACATTTCATCTCTTAGATTTAATAAATCACTATCATATCTTGAATCTAAATGGTCAGACATACCTACTAAAAATTCAGTAATTCCATCCATAAAGTTTTGTACACTTAATGACTTAATATCTTGAAACATGATTGAAAATTCAGGTTCAAATTCAACTCTACCATATTTCCCCATCATAGCCTCTACAAATTTATCTATGATGTCACCTAATAAATCATATATGTCACCATAAGCCTTATGTTTAGCGTCTCCAAATGTTTGCCAATGCAAAAATTTGAACTGTAATTGAATTTGTAATAATTTGAGTGTTAATTCTTCTTTCATTTTTAATTTTTTTTATAATGCGGCTAAAAATTCGCCTTTAGATGCTCCACCAAAAATACTACTAAAAAAGTCTCCAATAGGGTTTTTTGAATTAGTTGGTTTAGAAGAACTTGCTGTTGATTGTTGTGTTTGAGTATCAGGAACTTCCGCGTCTCCAAAAGTTTCTTGTGCATATTGCTGAGCTTCGGGTGTTTTTTGATATTCCGCGAATTTTGATTCTAATTGCTCTTGACCCATTTCTTTCAACGCCTCATCAGGACCAACAAAATTACCTAATCCAACAAAATCTAAAAATCCTGCCCAAAGTTTAGTTTGTCTCATTAAAGACCTAACTGAAGCATTTCTTCCTATTAATTGAGGCATTCCTCTGAAAACACTTTTCCACGACAATAAACCTTTGGTTGTCCTATAAGATGTAAATAAACCACTTTCTTTTGATGCCTTAATTAATTTTTGAAGTCCTGCAATTTGGGCATCTTTACTTAACTTTGGTATATTTTTTGCAAAAACACCTGCTCCGTATCTAACCGTTTTTCCTTTAACCGCACCTTTTTCAAATAACTCTATCCATTGTGTAAGTGTTCTTTTCATTCCACCTGGCATTGGGATTCTTAAAACTAAATCTTTAAGTTTTCCCGCATATTTTCCAACACCACTAACAAAACTTCCTACGATACCTCCTGATTTAGAAATTTTAGCTAGTTCAGCCGCAGCTTCTGCTGACTTACCAGCCTTTGATAATTTCATAACCCCATTTAAAGCCTTTGCACTTGGTGCACCAATCTTTAATGCTCCCATCACAGGTTTTGCAATTAAATCACCAGCATATGGTATTGCTGAAACAAATGATAAAAATCCAAATAAATAATCACCTTGACCTATATATGAAATACCATTTATTGCATCTACCACACCTGTAGGGTCAAAAATACCCACAACATCACCTAAAGTATTATACCATTTATCTTCTTTGATTAACATGGCTTTTTTTGGGTGCAAGACTTTCATCATCTCAACAACCATTTCTTTTTCTTTATCGTTGAATCTTGCCCAATTTTGTTCGGCTAATTTTAGATTTTCTTCTTTTGTGATTAAATTTTGGAGTATCTCCAATTGTCTTTCGTTTATAATAATTTCAGCCATCTGTATTTTTCTTAATAAATATCCATATAAATAAAAAAAGGGTCGTATGACCCTTTAATTATATACCTAATTCCATTTGTCTATTTTTATTTATAAAATGTTGGACTCTATCTTTGGCCACTTTACTATAACTTTCACTTAATTCTATTCCTAACCATCGTCTTCCACTAACTTCAGCAGCAACTAAACTAGTACCACTACCCGTGAATGGGTCAAGAACTAAATCATTCCTGTATGTAAGAATCTTAATTGCCTTCATTGGAATGTCCATTGAAAAGGTGGCTTTAGTTTGTTGTTTAGTATCTGCAAAGTATTCCCACTGACCATAAACCAAACTCATAAACTCTTTCTTATCTTCTTCTTGATACATCATCTTCTGTTTGATGGTACCATCTTCTTGTTCTAAATCAACCAACTCCCCTTTCCACTGTGGTTCACCCTTAACTTTCTTTATGTGATTCTTTTTGTATCCAAGAATAACACACTCTTTAGGGTTGTAGATATAAGGTGCTGACGGAGACATCCATGAACCCCAAGCAGTGGTTTTACTTCTGTGTGGTGACTGTTCGTTGAGGTCTACTAGTCCAAAGAATTTAAATCCAAGATTCTTCATAATCTGATAAAACTCAGACATGAATAGTATTCTCCCGCCCCTATCCTGTACGTTAACTTCGTATGGAATGTTTACAGCAATTCTTCCGTCGTCTTTAAGAATCCTATAAGACTCTGATAACCAGTCTTTAGTAAACTGCCAATAATCTTCCATAGATTGTTTATCGTTATAACTATCGTAATCAATCCCCACGTTGTATGGAGGTGATGTTACTATCAAATCAACACAAGACTCAGGAAGACTTGCCATCACTTTGATACAATCCCCATTAATTATTTTATTTGTTTCTAACATTATAATTTACCTTCTTGTTTTAATTGTTCCCTAATTTTTGTTGCAGATATTTCACTAACTTCTTGTGGTGGTATGTGTTCTATAATATCATAACCAACTCCTCTTCCAAAGTTTACTGATTCAATATCAGGAATAATCATCACCACAACTCTACCTTGATTAATATAATCCCAAAGTTCCATATTAATATTTTTTGAAACTTCTAATGCGGTGAATGGATTTTTCTCGTCAGGTACAATGTCTCTAATAAGGATGAGAACATTCTTTCCGTCTTCAAGACATTGATTTACCAACCATTTATGTCCGTCGTGAAAAGGTTGAAATCGTCCAACAACCATTGAGTGTTGTTTACCTCCAGTGTTTTTTAATTTAGGGTCTCCCTCTACATGTATTTTTTTCATTATATTTTTAATTTGACTCTGATTTCTTGAAGGGTATCAAAAACTTTTTTATTTGTTGTATCAACATCAATAAAATTCTCTAAAGGTTGTTCATATCCTTCAACATGAAACGATTCTCTACCTCTAATCTCATTGGTATGGATGTAAAGTTCAACAATATCTTTTCCTATCTTTTCTTTAAAACTTTCTCTTTGGTCTCTGTAGGGTGACACTAAGCAAACTACTGAGTTCATTTTTTTATTGTGTAAAAAATGAGAAATATTTTGTGCTAACTCAATATTCTTTCTACGTCCTTGTTCACTATAGTCTTTATTCTCAAAGATTTCTCTGATGTCATCGCCATCAACCAATACTGCGTCTCCCTGTAATGCTGCTATTAACCAATTTCCTAAAGTAGTCTTACCTGCACCAGGTTGGCCTGTTAACCAATAAATCATTTCTCTAAGTTTTTAATTTTACGGTCTAAATAAAATGCGGCTTTTTTCAAGTCTTCAAGTTCTTTTGTATTATCTTTCTTGCCCGCCCTTGCAACATACTTTACTACATTGAAAAGATATGCATCCAAATCTAATCCCCATGCTTCACAAACTTTAATTACTTCATATGGATTATCTACACCACCATAGTGAGCAGGTCCATTTACCATTTCTTTACTCATTTTTTCCCCATTTTTTTTCCATGTAATCAATGTAATCTTGTGTTCTATTACCATTGTATAGGAAGTATACAAAATAATAATCCCAAATCCAGTCTAATTTTCTTAATAACTTTTTCATTACTTGGATTTCTTTTCTGGTTTAGAACCTTTCTTGTACGGTTTCTTTTCCACTTGTTCTGTGGTTTGTTCTGTTGCAGTTTCTTCAACAACTTTCTTACCTCTTGATAATTTCCATTCTGTTTTGGAAACATATTGCCAGCTTAAGCCGACCATGTTCATTGCGGTTTTGTCATCAACTCTTTTGATGTCACCTAATTCTACGTCCTTAGACGTTCTGATTGATTTAATACACTTCATTGGTTTGTTCCTCCATGTTTTGGTTTATAATTAATAAAATTTCTGCATCAGTTTTCCCCTCTAAAAATAAATCATGTATTCTTGAAGATAAGTCATCTTCAAAATATAACATATCACTTTTTCCGTAATATCCTCTTAAATTATTGTTTTTAAGTGCCTCAATACAGTTATCAAGGTCCACATGTCTTTTGTTGAATCCCATTTATAAAATATAAATGAATTATTCTTCAGAGTCAAAATTATTTATCTTTTCATAGTTAACTATTTGAAAGACATAAGCCATAATTTTGCGTTTCATGATTGGTATGAGAGTTTCTTCCATTGGGAATGGCTGTGTACATCTTGCTTCAAATATTGGAAATTCTTTAAACCCTTCAACATTCGTCCATGTAGAAAATGTTTCAATGATATGAAGTAGTGTTATATCACTTGGTTGTCCTTCGTGAATTAATTTAAGATAAGTTTTATCATTACTTCTATCTCCTTTTGGTTTTTTAATTTCATATTGCCAAACCATGACTTTGTTAACTTCTTTATTATAAAAGTATATGTAACCCAAACCACCACTTAAGTTTTTCTTATTTTTTTTAATTGAAATATCTAAATTGTCGTAGGCTAAATTCCAAATTGATTTTGCAGCATTGAATGCATCAAATAACCTATTACCCGAATAACGAATTGTTTTATCTAGCTCACCTTCTTCATCTTTAGTTAACTCTCTTGGTTTTTTGGCAACAAGTTCTTTAACCAAAATTTCGTCATCACAAGATTCAAATTTCTTATTTGTTAAAAGCAGAGTATTCTCTTTAACCAAGGACTGTATATTTGCTAAATGTAAGGACAATTCAACAAAGTCAGGATATATTTCTAAATTATTGAATCTTTTCTCACACTTTTGGAGATAATCCAATAATGTATATTTGTTGTATTCAAAATCTATTGGTTCTTTTAACATCCACTCAGGACTTAGTTTGAATGATGTTTTTTTCTTTCTTCCCATTTGACAAATATAATATTGGTTATTTGGTTAATCAATTCTCATTACATAAAATAACTGGTCTTGAATAGTTACTTCTTCAGCGCTTCCATCGTAACTATTAATTGTATGTCCATACCCGTCTGTGTCAATAACGTCTTGAATAAATTCATCTTTATCAATATAATGTTCCCAATCTAATCCAAAGTCATTCATGAACGATTCAGGGTCACGTCTAACATCACTAACCAATTCTTGAACTTTATCATCAATTAAATCATTAGGAAATTCTCCTTCTGGTGAATTTTCAATTTCATCAATCTCATCTTCATATTCAACAATCAAATCAGTTAATTCATCAATTTTTTCTTCAATTGATTCATCATCTTCACCATCGTCCTGTTCTTCAAAATTAGAAATTAATTTCTGAGTCTGAGATATTCTCATTTTCAAAATACCAATTTTTTCATCTTGCTCATCAGACAATAGTCTTTGACTGTCATCAAAATAAACGTCAGGATTTTGTCTAACATCATCTTCATAAGTTTCTTCAGCATAATCTGCAACAGCGTCTTCATCTATATGTTGTCTTGCGAAACTTGCGTTGAATCCTTCATACCCAATGTCGTCAATTAAGTTTTCAACCGCTTCATAAGAACTACTTTGCATTTCATCTTCATTACCTACTGCATATCTTCTATCATCTAAACCAGCATTAATAACTTCAAACTCTGTTGTATCATAGTGGGTTCCATTTGGAATAATATTATAAACATCAATTTTGTTTTCACTAACACTTTCAATCTCATCTTCTAAATCACTAATTTCATCTAATAAATCTGTTCTTACATCTTCACTATTATCATATTCAGATTGAAGTCTTTCAATTTCATTTTGAAATCTTAAAATTTCTGCTCTATCTTCGTTTGTCCAAGCCTCAACGTCATTATTATCAACTAAAAATTCTAATAAAGCATGTGCCTTCAAACCTTCTTCAGGACAACTAGGATTCAATTCCCATTCATTCTCTAATCTTCTTTCTTCAGATTCTTCTGTTCTTTGGTCTAACACCCTTTGTTGTCTTAACCTTTCTATTCTTTCTCTCTCCTTTTTGGCAGCATCTTTGTCTCTCCATATTTTCAATTGTTCACTATATTGTTCCTCAAGATAAGTTTGAATAGATGAATTCAAATTACTATAATTTTCTTCTCCAAAAATTTCTTTTAAGTTAGTTATTGTTTCATCTTTAGCGTCATACACCGTATTATCCCCATTAAACTTTTGAAGTATTGCAATCTTATAGTAAGGGTCATTTGTTTGTTTAGTTTTATCTAAAATATAAAATAACTTCCCATCTTGATTATATTGATTGAATTGATAATCGGTATCTGCTGCGGTACACCACTTAGTACCCTTACCATAATAACATGATGATTGATGAGTTAATGGATTAACAACAAAAAATCTTGGGTCTTCATAAACAACATTCCCGCCTTCAACTTTTTTAACTTCTCTTCTGACTTTACCTTCATAATCTTTTATTGCCTCTATGAGTTGTCCAACATTTTTGTATTCATTCAAATCAGTCTGTGGAAGATTACTCCCAATTTTTACAAATGTGTTTAAGGCGTTTTGTAGTGGTGGAAAATTTTCATTGAAATTAACACTATCAAAGTTTTTACCTACCCACATCAAAAACTTTTGAGGAATTAAATCAATAATTTTTTTGAGTTGTTCTGGCGTATACTTCCTTGAATAAGTGTTTTTAAAATCATCAATTCTGTTTTCTAATATAATTTCTGAAAATTTCATTCAACTTTTATTTAATAAATATCTTTTGTATTGTATAATTGGATTACAAACATATTTATAATAATAAACAAAACAAAATTTAATAATCATGGGATGCGGATGCAAAGGTAATGGCGGTCAAACTCCTCCTCAGCCACAAACACCTCAAGAGGTGCAACAAGTACAACAGGCAAAACAAAACCAAAACGAAAGTATTAAATCTGCAATTAAAAAAACTGTAGAAAAATACTACAACGTAAACAAAACAAACACCAATGGTTGGGTTAAAGGATAACTGATTTTGAAAAAAGTATTAGAAGGGACAATAAAATGTCCCTTTTTTTGTATTTATATGTTATGGAATATTCTTGGGATGACATGGTGGAAAAATTCAATAATAATGACTTAGACGTTCAGAAGTATTTTAACGACTATGATACGTTTTTCAACATATTGAAGAAGAGAGGACTTATGGGTGAAGTTGACCCGAAGAATGCTGATGGCGGTGAGCATTGGCAAAACGAGTATCTTCTTTGGTTATATGAAAACGATAGAGAAAAATATTATAAATGGATTCCAAGTTTATTGGGTGATGTAATTTTTGAAAATGGTAATGCTTACTTGGAAATTACAGATAGAGGTGATTTGGCAAAATTGTTCTGTGATGGTCACAGATATGATTTGTCAAGAGATACGATTGAAAATATTTTATCTGGTGATGGAGACGCATTTGAACCTTATTGGGACACAACTCAAGATGTTTATAGTGACGTAATTGAAGAATTAACACCTGAGAATGACAAAAGACTTGGTGAATATATTGTCAACATCTTAAATGGTCAACAAGTATCTGCAGACACTGATGAGCTTCAACTCATCGCATTAGAACAAGGTCATCCTGAATATGTTGAGGTGAATATGGAAAATGTTAAAAGAATAATTGACGATGAAGAAACTATGAAAGAATTACTTAATGACCAATTGAGTGATTTGAAAAGTGAATTGTATTCCATCCATAGTTCTGCATATAATTCAGCATATGAAGAAGAAGTTTGGTCCGAAATATGGAGTGAATTAGAGACTTATTTTGAGGGTAATGGTGAATGGATTAGTAAACCCCACCCATATAAGAAGAACACTGAAATTCAATACTTTAAAATACCAATAAAAGACTTTGAGGAACAAGTTAATGACTATCTATTTAACAATAAGGGGTATGGTAATTCAGGTACTTTAGAATTTCATGGAAACTTTATAGAAATAATGAAAGAAGACAGGGATTGTCTAAGTGCACAAGCACCTGATTATCCTGATAGTCGTAAGGTAGATAAAAACATAAACGAATATTTCAAGGAATACATTTAGTGAATATAGTTAATAACATATTAAGAATTCTTGAAGAACAAAGAGGATTTACCCCACGTAAAACTCCGCCAAAGAATATTAAGAACATCTTAGGTCAGATTGAATTGTTTGAGATGTATCCAAAGATTTATGCACTTGTCATTAAAGATGATAAGTTAAGAGCCAGAGTATTCATGAGATACCAAGAATTCTACGAATCAGATTCAGATTCATTTAGAGGTCAAGGTTTCAAATGGCAAGACTACGTTAAGTTTTATAAAGAGAAGACAAAGAAGGATTATTTCTCATATCATGAAGATTGGGCTGGTTACAATGTCCCATGTACTTCAATTGAATCTTGTATTGCAAAAATTCCTGACATTAATTTCTATGATTTAATTATGTTCAGTGTTGTTGATACAATTAAATCCAAGGTTGGTGGTGATAACTATTACCTTATTGGTATTGACCAATCAACTGGTGATGACCCATCATTAATTTTTCATGAGGTTGCTCACGGGTTATGGTTTGTTAATTCAGTTTATAAAGCAAAGCAATATAGAAATATTGAAAGAATGGAACCTCGTGTTAGAAACTCTGTTGCCAAAAAGATAACAGGAATGGGTTATGGTGATAATGTTGTGGATGATGAGATTCAAGCATATTTATCTACAGGTATCGGTGATGACATGACAAGAATCAAAGATATCAAACAAGCCCAACTTCCTTTTAAAGAAACATTTGATTCTTATTCAGGAAAGATTAAACCAAAAAGAATTCCAATAGATTGGAGCACGGATTTAGATAAATGATAAAATTCATACCGATATTATCTGATGTTATTACCGAACAAAAAAGACATAAGTTTGACCCAAAGACTTATGCCAAAATTCATTCTGTTGTAGATAAACTTTGGAATGACAGAAATATAGAATACAAAGGTAAAACAATTGTTGACTACATACCAATAACTTTAAAAGACGGAACTCAAGGACAAGTTCAACTTAGAGTTAATCCAAGATTAAAGTATATCGGTTATATGGGAACCAAGCCAAAAGATTCAAGAGACCCTATGGATGTCTTCATTGAAGTTAATCCAAAGTTTTATGAATCAAAAAAGAATCTTTATTTAACATTATACCATGAATTGATTCATGCAATTGACCCAACTCAAACAACAAAATTAAATCAAAAATATCAAACAACTTATAACGAAAAATCGGATGAACAATATTGGGGACATCCAATTGAATTCTTTGCAATAACAAATGAATTTTTGGAAGGTTTAGTTCTTGAATTTAAAAGAAGGTCTGAAAGAATTAGAAATGAAGATAATAGAAAATATCTTAATAAATCATTTAAAAACATATTAAGATATTTCGCTAAAGGCGAAAAACTTACTAAAGTCTCAACTGATATTCTTTACAAGATTAATGATGAGTATGTTAATGATAATGAAATTAGCAAAGTGTTGGATGACCTAATTACAAATAACCCTCATTTGGCTGATTACATTAAAATGCCGAACGATATTCCTTATTTCTTAAATTATATTCAATTAATTAAAAAATATAATCCAAAAATCTGGCCAAGATTTTTAACAATGTTATATAAAACAAAAGATGAAATTGAAAGTATTATAAATAAAAAAAGGGACTTAAACTAGTCCCTTTTCTTTTGCTATTAATTCTAATTTTTCTAACTTATTTAAACTTGTTTCTATTACAAATGCTTGTTCTTTAATTGCTTCAATACAAAGTGCCACTATATCTTGATATTTTACAGTAAGGTATTTTGGTTCTTCTCCAACTACTACCTCAGGTAATGCTACTTTCAATTCTTGAGCGATAAATCCAATATCTCTTTTTGTTATATCAGGATTTTCACCGTCTTTAATCCAAAAGAAACTAACTCCTCTAATTTTTTTAATTTTCTTTATTGAATCTTTTAAAAGCCTAATGTCTTTTTTAAATCTAATGTCTGAAGGACCTGTAGGACCAATTAATCCTTGAGCTCCTTGGTTACCTTGAGCTCCTTGGGGACCTGCACCACCTTGAGCTCCTTGTCCACCTTGAGGACCTCCACCACCTTGAGCTCCTTGTCCACCTCCTCCACCTTGTGAACCTTGTGCCCCTGTTGGTCCTCCACCACCTTGAGCTCCCTGCCCTCCTTGTGAACCTCTTGGTCCAGTAGCACCTGTTGGTGAACCACCTGGAACACCTGTTGCGCCAGCGGGACCTTGAGACCCTTGTCCTCCTTGTGAACCTTGAGCACCTTGTCCTCCTTGAGCTCCTTGTCCACCTTGTGAACCTTGACCTCCTTGTGAACCTTGAGCTCCTTGGGCTCCTGTTGAACCTCCACCACCTTGTGAACCTTGTCCACCTTGTGAACCTTGGGCTCCTGTTGCTCCTCCACCACCTTGTGAACCTTGTCCACCTTGTGAACCTTGGGCTCCTGTTGCTCCTCCACCACCTTGGGCTCCTTGGGCTCCTTGACCTCCTTGTGCTCCTTGGTTACCTGTTGCTCCGCCACCACCTTGGGCTCCTTGGGCTCCTTGACCTCCTTGTGCTCCTTGGTTACCTGTTGCTCCGCCACCACCTGCAGTACCTTGTGAACCTTGTCCACCTTGAGCACCTTGGTTACCTGTAGCACCTCCACCACCTTGAGCACCTTGAGCTCCTTGACCTCCTTGTGCTCCTTGGTTTCCAATTGCTCCACCACCACCTTGAGCACCTTGAGCTCCTTGACCTCCTGTCGTACCTTTACCTCCTTGGGCTCCTTGTCCTCCTTGAGCACCTTGAGCACCTTGACCTCCAGTACCTCCTTGAGCACCTTGAGCTCCTTGTCCTCCTTGAGCTCCTTGGGCTCCTTGACCTCCTGTTCCTCCTTGGGCACCTTGAGCACCTGTACCACCTTGAGCTCCTTGAGCTCCTTGACCTCCTGTTGAACCTTGAGCTCCTTGGGCACCTGTACCTCCTTGAGCTCCTTGAGCACCTTGACCTCCTGTTGAACCTTGAGCACCTTTACCACCTTGAGCACCTTGTCCTCCTTGAGAGCCTTGTCCTCCTGTTGAACCTTGGGCACCTGTTGAACCTTGGGCACCTGTACCACCTTGAGCTCCTTGAGCACCTGTATTACCTTGAGCACCTGTATTACCTATATTACCTTGAGCACCTGTATTACCTGTATTACCTTGAGCTCCTTGAGCACCTGTATTACCTGTATTACCTTGAGCTCCTGTATTACCTTGAGGTCCTGTTGGTTGAGCGGCTCCTTTCCATCCTGTACTATCTATAATTGTTCCAAAAGTATTAATTAAAGACGTACCTAGTCTTAAATCAGCACTTGGAATTGTGATTGTTGGCTGAGTTGAATTAAAAGCCAAGTAAGTTGTTGCTCCTCTTTTAAATTTAACTGACCCTGTTTCAATAACCAAAGTAGTTACCGTACTAGCAGTATCATAAAAATCAAATTTACCCGACGCTGGAGTTATTATTATATTTTCAGCCACCTATTAATTCTTTAAGTTTGTTTATTCTTTGATAAATAGAATCAATTATTTTTTGTTGTTCTTGTATTGAACCAAATCCAAGACTTACCATCGCACCATATTCAATTGATTTAAATCCATCATCATCAGTAAATACTAATTCAGGAACCACATTTTCTACTTGCTGAGCAATTAAACCAATCGCTGGCCCTTTAAATGCTTCTTGTACTGCAATACTCTTGTCATCTTTAATTTTTGTATGCTCATGGTCCCATATAAAACTAACACCTTCAACACTTTTTGTTTTAGAATAAACATTATCAATTTTTTTGATATTATCTTTCAGTCTCATGTCAGATGGAGGACCTGTAGTACCTTGAGCACCTTGAGGTCCTGGAGCACCTTGAGGTCCTGTTGAACCTTGAGCTCCTTGAGGACCTTGACCACCTGGACCTCCTTGAGCACCTTGTGGACCACCACCTCCTTGAGCTCCTGTTGAGCCTTGAGGACCCGTAGGACCTGTGGCGCCTGTATTCCCACCATCTCCTACACCTCCCTGAGAACCTTGGGCTCCTTGACCTCCTGTTGGACCTCCCCCACCTTGTGAACCTTGAGCTCCTGTAGTACTTCCCGCAGCACCTGTTGCTCCTTGTGTTGAGCCTTGTGCTCCTTGATTTCCTGGTGCACCTGGTGTTGAACCTTGAGCTCCTGTCGCACCTGCAGAACCTCCACCACCTTGTGCTCCTTGAGCTCCTGTATTTCCACCTTGAGCACCTGTTGAACCTCCACCACCTTGAGCACCTTGGGCTCCTGTTACAGAACCTTGAGCACCTGTTGAACCTCCTCCTCCTTGTGCTCCTTGAGCTCCTTGAGCTCCTGTTGAACCACCTTGAGCACCTGTTGAACCTCCACCACCTTGAGCTCCTTGAGCACCTTGAGCACCTGTTGAACCACCCTGAGCTCCTTGTGAACCTTTTCCTCCTTGTGCTCCTTGGGCTCCTTGAGCTCCTGTTGCAGCACCCTGAGCTCCTTGTGAACCAGTACCACCTTGTGCTCCTTGAGCTCCTTGTGCCCCTGTTGAAGCACCTTGAGCACCTTGTGAACCAGTACCACCTTGAGCACCTTGGGCTCCTTGAGCTCCTGTTGACGCCCCTTGAGCTCCTTGAGCACCTTGAGCACCTGTATTACCTATAGCTCCTTGAGCTCCTGTTGAAGCACCTTGGGCTCCTTGAGCTCCTTGTGCTCCTGTATTACCTGTATTTCCTTGGGCTCCTTGTGAGGCACCTTGAGCACCTTGAGCACCTTGAGCTCCTGTATTACCTACATTACCCTGTGCACCTTGTGAAGCACCTTGAGCCCCTTGAGCCCCTTGAGCTCCTGTATTACCTTGAGCACCTTGAGCACCTTGTGAAGCTCCTTGAGCCCCTTGAGAACCTTGAGCTCCTTGAGCTCCTGTGTTACCTTGAGCTCCTGTTGCAGCCCCTTGAGCCCCTTGCGAACCTTGAGCTCCTGTACTACCTTGAGCTCCTATATTACCTTGGGCTCCTGTGTTACCTATGTTCCCCTGTGCTCCTTGTCCTCCTTGAGAACCTTGACCACCTTGAGCCCCTTGATTACCTGTAGCACCCTGAGAACCTGTTGCCCCTTGTGCTCCTTGTCCTCCTTGAGAACCTTGACCCCCTTTAATTCCAGCTGTTGGACCAACCCAAACACCTGTATTATCAATCATTTTGGTACCACCAACAAATAAGTTGCCTGTTACTGACGTACCACTTGAAATAATAGTATTGGCAATTGTAGTTGAACTAGCATTTGTTGAAGATGACATTACAATTTGACCACTTTGAACATCAAGCGCCATCTTTGCAGTACCGTCGTCCATCATCACATATGGGTCAGTTATACTACCATTTCCTTGTGGATATATAATTACATTAGCCATTATTTCAATTTATTTTCTAATTCTATTAATTGTTGTTCTATATCTTCAATAAATACCTGTTGTTCTTTTATACCTTCAACTAAAACAGCATTTAATTTTGGATAGTTAACTTTATAATAACCTGAACCACCTACTGTAATAACCTCAGGATAATATTGTCTTATATTTTGTGCAATCAAACCTATTGAGTGTAGCTTATTTTTCTTTTCAAAATAAATGTAGTCAGCAGAATTCAAGTTTTTATTCCAATCAAATTCAACAACATCAAAGTTTAATATCGCCTTTAACGGGGCTGCAATTGTTTCAACACCTTGTTTTAATCTTTTATCCGAACAAAAATATTGAGGGGACCAATATCCTGTACCATTTATAGGACCAACAACACCTCCACATGAAAGATAATATCCTCCTCCTGGATACCAAGATGGAGAATAATTTTGACAATATACAGTATTATCATAAAGTCTTTGATTACCTGCAGCACATGCCTGACTATATGTACTATACACTGTAATACCAATACCATAAAAACAAGCGTATGTAGGACTTGGACCATAATAAGCATATTGGCTATAACATGTAGCACCTGGAGGACCTGTTGGACCTGTATCACCAACAGGTCCCTTAGGTCCTGTTGGACCTGTTGGTCCCGTATCACCTGTTGGACCTGTTGGACCTGTTGGTCCCGTATTACCTGTTGGACCTGTTGGTCCGTTGTCACCTACTCCACCTTGTGAACCTTGACCACCTGTTGGACCTGTTGGTCCTCCTCCTCCCGTGTTACCTGTAGCACCTTGGGCTCCTGTTGGACCTGTTGGACCTCCACCGCCTTGGGCTCCTGTTGCACCTGTTGGACCAGGGCCTCCTGTGGGACCTGTTGGACCCACATTACCTGTTGGTCCTGTTGGACCTGTTGGTCCTATCGCACCTGTACCACCTTTACCTCCTTGAGCTCCTTGAGCACCTGTTGAACCTTGTGGACCTATTGAACCTACGCCTCCTTGAGCTCCTTGAGCACCTGTTGAACCTTGTGGTCCTATCGCACCTGTACCACCTTTACCTCCTTGAGCTCCTGTTGCACCTCCTGAACCTTGTGCACCTGCAGAACCAGTACCACCTTGAGCCCCTTGGGCTCCTGTTGCACCTCCTGAACCTTGTGCACCTGTGTTACCTGTATTACCTTGAGCACCTTGGGCTCCAGTTGCACCTCCTGAACCTTGAGCTCCTGTGTTACCTGTATTACCTTGAGCTCCTTGAGCTCCTGTTGCTCCACCTGAACCTTGAGCCCCTGTGTTACCTGTATTACCTTGAGCTCCTTGATTTCCCGTTCCTCCACCAGCACCTTGTGCACCTGTGTTACCTGTAGGTCCTGTCGCTCCTTGCGAACCTGTAGCACCTCCAGCACCTTGAGCACCTGTATTACCAATTGCTCCTCCTGAACCTTGAGCTCCTGTGTTACCTGTATTACCTTGTGCTCCTGTGTTACCAATCGCGCCTCCTGAACCTTGGGCTCCTGTGTTACCTGTATTACCTTGTGCTCCTGTATTACCTTGAGCTCCTGTACTACCTTGCGCTCCTGTGTTACCTGTATTACCTTGTGCTCCTGTATTACCTTGTGCACCTGTATTACCTACGGCACCTTGAGCTCCTGTTGAACCTTGAGCACCTGTGTTACCCTGTGCACCTGTTGAACCTTGGGCTCCCGTTGAACCTTGAGCCCCTGTTGAACCTTGAGCTCCTGTATTACCTTGTGCTCCTGTATTACCTTGGGCACCAGTATTTGCCCCTTGAGCTCCTTGTGAACCTGTAGCCCCTTGTGCCCCTGTTGCACCTTGAGCACCTGTATTACCTTGAGCACCTTGTGCTCCCGTTATACCAGTTGTTGGTCCTACCCATGTACTTGTTCCATTAATAACTTGAGTAGCTCCTATCGCGAAATAATTTGCCACATTTAAAGAAACACCCATAGAAATAATTGCATTACTCGGTTGAACCGATAAGACACTACTTTGTGTGGATGAACTAAATTGTATGGTTGCACCTGATAGAACCTGTAATTGAAGTGCATTTGTATTAATAAAATTAATAACTGGAATACGTGATGCTAATTGTGATATAGCATTACTTGGATAGATTATGATGTTTTTAGCCATGGACTATTTTTTCTCTCTTAATCTATAAATACAATGAAACATTGTTATTTACAGAAAAGTTTTATTCCTTTTTATTTTTAAATTTACTATAATTTGGACTACAATAAATAACAGAAGAAAAAGAAAATGACAATAAAAAAACAATTAAGCAGAATTTTTTTAATAAATCTATTTGCAGATTTTATAATTTCAAAGATACCTCAGGAAGAACAATCAATAATTAATCTTGTAGACTGTAAAAATTTTATTTTGGTAAAAGGTAAAACCACATCTAAAACATTATTAAACTTATCAGATATCTCTAATGAATTTTCAAATAAATTTTCAGAATATTTGACTGATAATAAAATAACGCACACTTTAGACCTTATTGAGTACGACCAACACATGATTCCATTTGATGAATTATCCTACACTTACCATAACACAGACAACTGTTCTTATCACCATAAACAAATAAACCACTTTAATGAGAATAACATTTCTTGCGATTATGATTACTTTATTAAAGAAGTTGATGATAGTAGTTTATTAGTTTGTTCTGAGTTTCCTCATGGGTATTCATTAGGACAAGGTAGATTATTGTACTATTATGGAAAACATATTTTTTACAATATTCCACCAACTTATCCTGTTACCACCCTTACATTTAATTTGTCAACTAAAAAAGATGAAGACGAATCACCAATTTTTTCCGTATATAATAATTCTTTAGAATCGGAGGATGAGACCATTCAGTCTTGGGCGTTAGATAACTTTGATTTTGACATGAGTTGGTTATCTACTGAAATAAAAAAAGTGGATTGGAGTATTGAACTCACAAATCCACTTTCTGAATATGATTTTCTTATTAAAAAGAATGGTGATTCTTTAATTATTTAATTAATCCGATTTTCTTTCTATGTTGGTTAATAATATCAACAGCTTCAGTTAGCTCCATATAGTTTCTATCAGGTGCATATAGGAATGACTCATAGTCTTTCCCATTTCCTTCAATTATTAGTAAAGCTGGTATCATATCATTTTCAGTTATCTTTGAATAGGTATCATACTCATCTTTATACTTGTCAATGTCTCTGTCAAAAAATTCAATACTTTCTTTAACTAACATTTCCTTGAATTGGTCACAGAAAGGACATCCTTTCATTGTGTAAACTATTACATTTAAGTCTTTCATATTAATCTAATAAACTTAATACTTCTCCTGGAGTCATAACACCTGGTCTTGAAAAAACCTCTTTACCCCCTTTGTATATTTTTATGGTTGGTACACTTCTAATACCTAACTCAGTAATAACAAACTCTTTATCTGTGTCAATGTCATACTTGTAGATACTATATTTTGGCGCTCCTGCCGATTCATTTATCAATGATTCATTAACCTTTGAAAGATTGTTTAACATTACTTTGCAAGGTCCACACCATGTTGCGAATAAGTCCAAGACAAAGTCTTCCCCATTCTGCATTTTTTGTTTAAGTTGTTCTGTTGTTAGTTGTTGCATTTTTATATTGTTTTAATAATTGTGATAAGAACAAATACAACTCACTGTATTGTCCTGTTTTATAATAAATAGTTAAATTGAAACTTGTATCCACATTTGGGTTTACCTTTATTTCAATACATAAATAAAAGTTTTGTTGGCTTTTGAAAATCACCTCTTCAAATTTTACAATACCACTTTCATTCATTGATGATTTTTCATAAACTCTTGTTAGTTTCTTGTCATTTAAAAATTTTAAAAATTCTCCTTTCAGGATTGGGCCAACCATAACTGAAAAGACATCTTCTTTTGATTCTAAATTTTGTATGTACTCTGGTTTGTTCATTAAAATTCCATATTTTGATAAAGAAATGAATTGTAACTGTTGTCAATATTTTGAACCACCCATCTCAAGTTACCATCGTTGTTCCAATAAGTATCCGAATTAAGAATTACCCCATTGTTACATTTCTTGGTCAGTTTTACAGATTCAAATCTTTCATCTCTTACACAAGATAATACTTGTTTATCCAATTTCAATAGAACTGTATCCCAATGAGTCTCCAATTTCTGATTGAACTTACCCAAACTTTGAACCCTATCAGCATGTACCAATCCATCCTTCATGGTCAACCGATATTCAATAGTTGCCCTTTCTTGCACCAAGAACTTCCCACATATCACAGAAATAATTAAACAACCAGCCTTTCCAATATATCCTTTAACACAGTTGGACTGATAACTACTCTCCTCATTGTATTTTGAACTTGTATCTAAAAGCACAGGATAAAAATCATCATATAACGGTTGAGATATCATCTCATACATATATTCAGGATAGTGTCTGGTATACTCTCCTTGTTTATAATGTTGAAGTCTATCGGTCCAATCCAGGTGTTCCTCCCTAAACTCATTTTTATCTTCAAATGAAGTCCATTTTAAATCTTGTTCCCCATACATTTTAAGTTCAGCATACATCCGTACATGGTCTTGAAATGTAAATGCATCTAAATCTTGATGTATGTATACTTGTTTAAACAACCTGTAAACCTTTTTTAATTCTTCCTTTGAGATGAGTTCAATGAATAATGGTGGTATAGTTATGTTACCAACTGCAGAATCTAATAAGTCTATAATAACATTATCATCATCTTGGTTTAACCAATCATCTCCGAATAAATTTCTTGCTGTTTGATAAATAACCATATTCAATCTAGTACAAGAATGTAATGCTTTCTTTAGTTTTTTGCCCGATAGTTGATGTTTTATCATTAAAGAATCTACTAATCTATTATTATTTTTCTTTAAGATTTTTTTAATCTCAGGACCCATAAATTCATGTGTATATATCCCAAAATTATTTGGGTACTTAATGTTTCTTTTGTCCAAATAAAATCTAAATAACCTATCCCCATATGTTAAATTTTGAAAATCATTTCTTTGGTCTATCTGAAACATAAATTCAGAAAACGCCATCATAACCTCCTCATAAGCTTTATCCGTAAATTGACTTAACATGTTTTTAGCGTGAGATTTAATTGTGTTGAGCGGGTCCATAAAAAAACAATTCCTTCTAATCATCTTAGAACATTTTGTTTTCTTCTGATAGTTTTTTATATGACCATGATAAACATCTCCAGTCTTGGTATTAACTGAAATGTAATTTACATCTTTAACAACCTTGAACCACGGTTTACCTTCTCTTCTCCATTTTGAACCTTGGAAAAATTTGAATACTACTTTATCCCCATTTTTTTCAACAACCAACATAACATATGTTTTCATTACTGAATATATTTGATTGGAAAAGTTTTTATTAAAATGCTCTTCCCCTTCAAAAGATTCTTCCATTTCAAAGAATGGATGTTTCTCAGTCGGGTCATACATGTCTTTTATTCTATTACCAATCGGATTTTGGTCTTTGTATTTTACACAAGTATATTTCTCAAAATTTTTTTTGTAGATTTCTTCTTTCATCATTGCAAAGATAAGGAAAATAAAAATGGGAGACAATGTCTCCCATCTATTTTTAACAATAAGTTTCTGCCAACTCCCACAAGCCCGTGTTAACCTTGTTGATGTTATAAAAGTTTTTCAACTCTCTCATAGAAACGACTCTTCCTTTTTTTGAATTGTACTTCATTCCACCACGAACGAACTTTTCTTGAATTACATTGAAGGTCTTCCATACACTGTTACCAACATCACCATCTCTTTCGGGACGTAAGAAGTCTTCTAATTTGAACTTAGGTATTGAACCTTTTTCCCAACGAATCATTGCTGATTTGTTTACGAAGTCAACTAGTTGTCCTTCACTTAAGAATGTTGTTTCCATCTTTCCAACAGACCTCTGAATGACAGGTAATCTTTCAGCAAATTGGTCTGTGATTTCTCTCACCATACCCAAGTCAAAATTCATGTGTCTAACTGAAATTGCGTCAGCAACTGAGGTAGGAACGGTAAGTCCATTAGAACATACCAATCTGTGTAAACCTGAACTCACAGAGAAGGAACTAATTCCATTATGAGAGTTTCTGATTACAGCCTCAATCAATGAATCACCAACTTGAGGTAATTCACCATTACGAAGGCGAAGCTCGTGTTGAGCATAATTTCCTTTACCGACTTGTTTGGCTGAATAAACCTTCCAACCTTCTCTATCAAAGTTTTCAATAACTTCAATTGTTGGAACGAAGGTATACTTGTCAGACATCTTGGGTGATGGACTTGTTGCGAATACTGAAGGGGCAACTTCCTGTAGGGTTTCTATTGATAACATATCTTATTGTTTAAGAATACAAAGATAAGGACAATATTTTAAACTGCCAAAAAATTAATTTAAACAAATTTGACCGTATTTGGTCTCAATGAAAATTCCTTTAATTTTTTTGTCTATAATTGGATGCTTACCATTTAAAACAACACAAATTTCCGTCAATTGTTTTTGGGTTAAATTTGCATCTTCACCTTTTTCGGCATTCAATAAAGCAATCTCACGAATTTTAACATAGAATTCTTCTTCTTTACTTTTGGGTACTAGATTAAGTAAATCTTTTGGATTCTCTTTGAAGAATTTTACAATGTTATTCATGTATATTTCAACATCAACACTCATGGTATTAAAATTTTAGTTAAGAATTAGTCTTGAAGGTCCCACATTCCTCCACCCATGTCAGTTCCTTTAGCCTTAATTGCTTCAGGTACTTGAACATTTGATGAACCTTTCAAATTCAAGAAATAAAGACTTGGTAAGTCTACAATACATTCAGGAATTGAAGTTAACTTAGGATTATTAATTAGAGCTAAAAATCTAAGTTTAGGTAATGTGCAAATCGCATCAGGAACAGATTCAATACAGTTATCCAAAAGAATCATATGTAAGTCTTTAAATCTTCCAATTTGTTCAGGGATTTTAATAGTGATGTCACTCTTATTATCTCTATTTTGAATTTGGAATTCTTCTAAAGTATCAGGTAAGTTATTAATTAAATCATCTAAACCATAAAGTGCAATAAATTTACCAATTGCTCCATGACTGAAACTATCAATAACCAACTTTTGTCCACCAACAGTCAATCCTTTAGCAAACTCAGGTTTAAAGAAATCTTTCAACTCAGCCATTGGTCCATTAAGTAATTGAACTAAATCTTGTTGACGGTCATCCTTATCCATGAATTGATTTGATGGGAAATGGAATTGATAACGATTTTTAGGTAATCCTGTTGTAGGTGATACATCTGTATCATTTGGATTAAATATAACATATAAAGGACCGTCTTTGATATATCTATCAAACCATGAAGCTCCTGGAGCTGATGTACACCATCTTGTCTCTTGGTTATTACCTCCATAGAAACAAGCCGCCTCTTTACCAACAACGCCTTTATCTTTAATTTCAATAACTCTCCAATTATCACCATCATACATTAACTTAGCACCTGGATGAACCTCTGCAGATTTTCTTTCAGCCTTTGTTGTTGATGCCAATGTTAAATCAAAATCCTTAACCGCATCATACAATGTATCAGGAGTTAATTTATTAATATCTCTAGCCTCAGCTGGAAGTTTTCCTTTAAATCTATCAAACTTCTTAAGGTCATCTGTAACTTTGTACAAATCCTCCATAAAAGTTTCCTTAACTTGTTTTACTTCTTTCTCATATCCACTGTCACCAAGTTGTCTTTCAGTCTTTGGAGTCAAATAATTTTTAAGTAACCACTGTACATATTTTCCCGCCTTGATTTTCTCAAGTTCTTTAGAATTAGCCGTTTCAGGGTCAATATTATTCATTTTGGTTGTAGGGTCAGCTTGTACAATCGCCAAAAACTCTTGGGGAGTCATTCTAGCTTTAACCTTTTTACCCTCTTTATCTTGAGTTGCCTTTGTTAAGGTATCTCTCAAAATTTCAAATCTTGATTGCTCAAGTATTACTTGTCTTAATATTGACGTGAATCTCATTACCGTTAATTTATATTATAAATATATTGTGAAAGCAAAAATAGTTAATAATTCAATATCAACAGCTCTTCACCCATATTTTGTTTGACATTTTTTTTCGCGGCAGCGGCTTTAGCAAATTCTTTACGTTCCCATCTGAACGTATTTTCGGGAAACCAATCATGTAATAAAGGAAAATCATAATATGATAGACTAAATTTACCTTGAACTGAATTTAAAACATTTCCAAGTCTTTCATGGTCTTCTCGGTCAAAATCATGGTTATTATAATAATTCTCAGTCTTCCAATAGGGAGGGTCCAAATAAATGTAAGTTGTTGGTGAATCATATTTTCTGATAACATCTTCAAAATCTAAATTTTCAACATGGGTTATTTTATCAAAATGTGCAATCCATGCAGGTTTTGATAATTTGTCCCTAAATGAAAGGTATTTGGACCTGTATTTTCCCTTCAAATCAATAAACGATGAAGTCTCAGGCTTACTACCAGAAAAGACCTGTGTGAGGACGTATGCGTATTTGGCGGCTACCTCATAGTCAGGATAGTTTATTGTAAATCCACTACTGAACAATTCTCTTTGATACTCCACAAATTTCTCTTTGAATTCAGGTGGTGTAACTGTAACTCCCAACTGTTGAACAGATATTCCATCCAACGCTCTTTGGAGCTCTGATGGGTTCTGAACACACTTAAAAAGATTATGGTTCAATGGATTAAAGTCATTATAAACGACTCTCTTTAAATTTGGATATTGTGACAAATCCGTGTTATAGAAACACCAAAACATACCACCGAATGTCTCAACATATGTTTCCATGTCTTGTGGGTAGAATGGAACTATCCATTTACCAATTTTTGATTTTCCTCCTATATAACTTAACATGTTACTAATAATAAAACAAAATATTGAAAAGGCAAATTTTTTTTGTATTATTTATTATAAATTAAAATTATGGCAGAAAAAGAATGTAAAAAATGTAGTAAAACCAGTTCCTACAAACATATTGGAGTTATTGTTTTAGGTACATACGTTTTGTTTGCAACTATCTATGGTAGTATTGAAATTGTTAAAGATTTAATATCTTTGTTTAAGTAGTTCTTTCAAACTTAACATTCAGTCTAACATACATATCCCCACCAGTATATCCTTTTCCTTTTAATCTTAAAGGTCTTGAGGTGTCAAATACTTTTGGTGCATCCATGTTCAAGTTACCATCTGGATGTGGTATTAAAAACTTGTCTTGTTGAATTTCATCTAAGTTTAACGTAAGATTATAAATCAAATCGTTGTTTATTTTTTCATAACCATCTTTGTTTATAACTTCTATTTGAACAATTAGGTCACCAAACTCACCATTTCTATAATCACCTAAGTCTTGTAGTTTTAGATACTGACCACTATCCACCCCAAGAGGTAATGTTATTTTAACTTCATTGGATGTAGGTTTTGTTCCTCTACCATCACAATAATAACATTTATGAATTAAGGTGTATCCTTTACCACCACAAGTTTGACATTGAGTTCTTACTTGTTGAACCATAAATCCTGTTCCGAATTGTCTTACTTGGAATCCTGCTCCATTACATGTTGTACAAACTTGTTGGTCACCACCAGACCCACTACAAATATTACAACCTAAATCTCTTACATAGTATAAAGTTTTCTCATTTCCATTGTATGATTCAATTGGAGTAACCTGTAACTTAATTATTTTATCAGGTACGGATTTTCTATGTCTAAAGTTAGGGTTGTTCTGTTGAGTGAACATTGTATTAAATATATCTTGGAATGGTGTGCCCGCGTATGGATTACTTTTTGATGTGTTGTATTGAGTTCTTTTTGTCTTGTCACCCAATATTTCATAAGCCTCAGCAATCTCTTTAAACTTCTCCGCGCCATCAGGATTCATATCTGGATGATATTTCTTTGAGAGAGTCCTATAACTTTTTTTTATGTCGTCATCGGACGAATTCTCTTCAACTTCTAAAATTTTGTAGTAATCTTTCATATATGGCTAACTACATGGTAGTATTGTTTAAGGATAAAAACAGAAAAAGAATAATAAAGAAGTTTATTACACATAAAAAGGCAAAACTTTTTTATGACGGTTTAATAAAAAAATCTGATGAGGTTATTTTCAATACCGAAGTGGAGAATGGAAAGCCATGTAGATATGAACTTGGTATTGTTGAAATGAGTTCAAGACAACTAATACCTGTTTATATTACTGATGAGTTTGGTCGTTCGGTTAAGGTTAAACTAGAAGAAGATGGTATGACTTTATTTCAGATTGCACCATATAAGAAAGAAGAAACAATTTACGACATTGATAAGAAAAAGAAGATAACTTCTCAGGAATTAATTTCAAAATATTTGAAAGGTGTTGGTATGAAGATGATATCATCTCTCAATAATAAAATTATTGTACAGGAAGAAGAAAAAATTCATTTGTTTACCACCAAATCTGAATCTGAGTCTCAAAGATTCTTGGATTGTTTGTCCCTTTATTTCTTCAAAAATAAAAGAGGGGATTGTTTGTTTGTTAAGGACCATTCAACACCGCAAAAAAAATACCTTTATGATTTGTTAGAATCTAAAGGTATCTCTAAAAAAATCTTATATAGAAAATTTACTTCTCTTCCTCCTTCTTCATCTCCTCAGCCAAAATAAAGTGGAATTCAGTTCCTGAAATATCAATTGAGAATTGTTTGTGTTGTCTGTCTATCTCTCTAAAGTGATTAATGACTCTTTTGTATTCTTTCTTTTCTAATTCAAAAACAATTGTTGCCTTTCCAATAAAAATTGTTTGGACTGACTCAGCAATTAATGCTAATTTCTCTAAGTCCCCAATATCATTACTTTTAGCTTTTGCCATAAACTTATTTTTTTTGGTTCAGGAAATATATCCTTTTTATTAATCTTCGTTATCTGTTGTACCAGAAGCTTTTTTTGAAGGTCTAGTTCTCTTTGGTCCTTTCTCTTCTCGCTCTCCAGCCAATTTATTATCCTCTGGTTCTGTTTCGCTTGGCTCATGAATGTCTAAATTAGTTTCTTCGTTAATGTCAAAATCAAAATAAAGATTTTGAAGTCTTTCCAAATCTGTTTTTTCAAATGTTTGTTTTAGTTGTTCAACAGTTTGACGGAAAAGTTTTTCTTTTAACTCTTTTTCTTTATTTAATTTAATAACCTTAGCAATTTTTGTTAATATCTCATTGACAGATGTATCTGAAATTTCCGCAACAAATGAAATTCCTTTTGTGTCAGCACCTTCGGTTTCAAATCCTACGATTTGACCTTCCTCTACCAAACTCTTTGGTAAAGACCATTTTGTTGGAAACACCATGTCAAAACTTAAGTAATTTTTAAGTTTTCTTATTGAATGGACATATTCAATAAATGGTAATATTTGTTTGTAAAAACTCATCTTGAAATAATATATGTGATTATGTAACTTATTGATAACCCCAAAAATATAAGTTCCCTGTTACTGTAAACCAAAGGTTTTGGTTCTTTCTGTAACAGGGCACCTATAAACTTTGTGACATTTTTTAATGACACTAATATTGTGAATACAAATACAAAAAGATATATCGTTTCAATATTATGCATTCTCGCCTGTCTTGTTGTGTTCTAGAATTTCACCTCTTAGTTTTTGTAAGAGAGCCTTTAGTTCTTGTGCAGTTTTTCTTGCTCTTGTACCAGCACTTTTATTTCCTTTGAAGAATTTGGTACTGTCAACAGAAAGAACTTCAGTTAATTCTTTGATTTTTTCTAATGTTTCCATCTTTTGAAATTATTAAAGTTGTTTATTAATATGAAAATATTAACTTTTATTATGCTGGTGTAAATAGAAATGAGGTTTTTTTCATTCTATATTTTTTTCCAACAACTTATAAAGTTCGGTTAATATGTCTAAATCTGATTTTGTAAATTGTTTGTCAACATCAAAAACATCATATACGAAAGTAGGTATTTCATCTCTGACATTTTTCTCATTGGGATTATAAAACGTATCTAAATAAAATCCTTTAAAATAATTTTTATGTTCTCCTTCGGAATTAATTTCAATCCCCTCTTTCATAAAGTCATCAATAGTTTTTTTCCAACACCATTCAAAATGTAGTTCCTTATCCTCAAGTGTCATTGATATTTTTGTTTCCTTAATATCATCACCCATGTAGGTATCGAGCACAATTTGATTCAGTGATTTAAAAATATCACCGAATAGTTCAATTTTTTCATAATTCATATTATGAACATTGAACCAAATAATAACTTCATCTTTAGGGACTGGTTTGGACATCCAATTAAAAAAATTCTCCATAGACATATCTATGGAGAATATAGTTAAATAATTATAATTGTGAATTTTTACTGAGTTTTTCTACTATAAGAAATCAAATTTTTCATCTTACTCATCTCTTCGTTAACAAGTTTTTCTTTCTTATTTTCCTTAGATTCATCTAATGAATTAAGAATTTTACTTGCCTTTGCAATTGAACTTGGTTTGTCAGCCCCTTTTTTTGATTTTAACGAACCTTTAGTTCCACCTCCTTCCACTTCAACAGGTTGTGGTTGTCTTTTATAAGATGCTTTCATTTGTTCCGCACCATATAAATTTTCGTCATAATTCTTTTTGAATCTATCTCCAACTTTACTTGGTACCACATTACCTAATGCCTTACCGTCTTTATCTGTAACAGCGTTACCAAACATTGAATCACCTTTTAATTGCTTATCAATTCTTTTATCATCAGGTTTGATTTCATCGTAAACTAAGTTTGTCATTCCAGGATATGAAAAAGCCTCAATATATTCATCAACAGCTTCAGATGGTGTGTATTTCATAATCTTAGCATCTTTATCCATTTGATAATTACTTCTTGGGAATTCTTCAGGATTTTCTGTGTACTCACCTTTTGAACCTGCCTTTACATAATCTTTCATTTTCTTTACAACCTCTTTAGCATAATCGTCATTCTCTTTTTTAGAACCGTCTTGTGCCTTGATTGTTTTTTTCAAACCTTCGGGTTGTTTCTTTGAAATATTATCTTTTTCGTCGGTGTCTTTAACTTTTTGTTCAATCACTAGTTTTTCAATTAAGTCAATTAATTCGTCTTCTGTTAGTTGTAAAGAATTTTGACTTTCTTTAAGTCCTTTAAGAGTTAATGCCAAATTAACTTGTTTTAATAATTTATCGTCTGCTGCTGATAATTTCTTATCACCTTCTCCTTTCTTCATTAATTCTTTCTTCAAAGACTTTAATTTAGATTGAGGGATTTTATCTCCTTCAGGTACACCTAATTTCTTATGTAATGCACCTTTTTTCATACCTGTTTTTTGAATCCATTTTTCTTCAGCTTCTTTAACAGGATATTTGTGACCATCAACTTTAAAACTTTTTTCATGATGTTTTCTAGCATTGTCTAAAGCTCCTGAGAATGCATTTCCTTCTTCAGTTTCAGCTTCTTCTTCTAATCCTTTTGGAGTTCTAACTCTGAATGGTTTACCACCAAATTTATCTTGATATGATTTAAAAAATCTTTGTCCGTCATTAGGTGCAAACCATTTTTGATTTCTACCATGTTTAGCAAGTAATGAATCCAAATCACCAAATTCTTCTTCATCATAATCAAAATCAAAATTTCCTTTGAATGCTCTGTCACTATCATCAAACCATCCATGCTCATCATCAAATGAGCCAAACATTTTTCCTGGTTTGTTATTAGATAAACCTTTACCTACGTACGTAGGTTCTTGAGCCGATAATTCTTCAGCTTCATCTTCTGCATCTTCATCACCTTCGTAATCGCCAGGTGTTGATTCGTCTTCTTCTTCGTCATCAAAGAAAAACCACTCGTCCATTTCTTCAGATTCTTTAGTTTCTTTTTTCTTATCTCTAAGTTTTTTGAAATCAGCAGCATCAAGTTTACCTTTAGGTTCTGCAACATCTAATTTCTTTTGTCCTCCTTTAAGGGCTTCTTTAGTTTCAACCTCCATCCACTCTCCTTGTGTCTCGGTTAGTTGTTTTACTTTATTTTCAATTTCCTCATTTAAAATTTTGGAAACTAAGTTGTCAATATTGTTTTTGAAATTACTCATTGGTTTTTTTTATATAAATATCTTTATTTAGCTCTTTTGCTTAGTTTTTCGTACTCATGTTCCAAAATTGCTTTGATAACATTTTCGCTTACATTCATTTTCTTTGACACATTCTTAATTGCTTCAGCAACCGCCTCGTTCTTTGAAATATTAAGTGCGTTTATGTCTCCCTTATTACAATACGGGAATTTTGTACATTTATCTTTAACAGAAACAAACTTACCGCCAGGAAATTGTGGTTTTCTGCTTGGCCCCCAATCTTTCTTTTTAGTTGATTTAGCCCACATTGCTGGTGATGAATAACCACCTACCGAACCTGAACCTGTTGCTTCAGTTGCTTCAACTTTCTTACTATCATTCTCTTTTAATTCAGGAGTTTCTTTACGACTTCTATCCCAAAACGCATCATCACCACCAAACACTGGTGCTGAGAATGCCCCCGCAGAACCTGAACCCGTAGCTTCTTTAGTCTCAGATTTATCTTTTTTCTTACGACCCTGACAATGTGCTCTCTGACTGAATCCTTTTGGATGTGAACAATCTATAGATTTTTTATACTTTTCACTCCATTCTTCACTCATGTCGTCTTCTTCTTTAACACCTTGTTTTGCACTCATTAAGTCAATCATAGTATCACTATTTAACTTAATGTTAGAAAATGATTTGTCTAATCCTTTTTTAAATTGTTCTCCCGATGAATTTGTCATGTTTACGCGTTTTTAAGTCTTGGTTCCCAATAGCTCCTATTCATCCACATGAATTGATAAAACTCACGGAACATTCTAAGGGTAATATCTTTAATGTCTCCTTCCAATTTGCCTCTTTTGATTTCCTTTTGGATTCTATCCATAAGTTTATCTTCAAACTGTTTAACAGTATTATTACCCATAAAGTTTTTAATTTCTTTACGTATAATAACTTCTATTTCGTTTTTTTCTGATGATGTAAGTGCCATTATTTTGTTATTAAGAAAAACGTTAATACAGCTATAACACCTGTACCAAGAATTGACTTGAATTTACCCTTAACTTTTTCTTTCTTTAAGTCCCATTCAAGTTTCTTAGAATAATTTTCTACAATACCGAATTTTTGTTTTTCAGCATCAATGATTGTTAGATAGTTAATTTCTTTGAATTTCATTGTATTGATAACACTATCTTTTAATACAACCTTTTGTTCAGTTTGATGTAATTGTCCTTCAGTTAATTTTAACTGTACTTTAGCCTCATCACCACTCAATAAATCTTTCATAATTTGTTTAACAACTGGGATTGGAAAGCATTTTACATTACTACTTGTATCTGTCTGTGAAAAAGCTATCGAGCTCACGAACAGTAAGCTTGTCAACACTATTAATTTTTTCATGGTATATTTCTTTTACAATGGTCTTTTGACCTTTAATTTTATCAATGTGGTTATCAACCTCATCAATTTTTTGATTATAACTTGTGATATTGCTATCAAGTTTCTTTTGTTCTAACTCAATTCCTTTTATCATTTGAGTTAAAGAGTCAATCTTTTCCTTCTCATCTGCCGCCATTTGAACTCTTGGTGTTAAGAAGAATATCAAATAGTAAAGAATGAATAATCCAAAGACTACTTTGAGTAATGTTTTGTAATTTCCTTTAAGGAAGTTTAATACTGTTTGCATGTTATTGTGGAGATTCTTTTGTTTTCTTTCTACTCGCAAGTACCTTACCCCATTTGGATTTGAACTTTTGGTAGAATTGTTGAAGTTTATTTATCATAGTTAAAAACTCTTGGTCAACTTTAACCATCTGACCATTAATATAAATTCCACTATCTTCTCCGATAGTAAAAATAAATTCTAAATCTTCGTCAATAACTTTACCTGACCACTCAACGTTGTTTTTATAAACGTTTAACACATTAAAATCCACAAGGTCTGATACCTCATTGACAAACTCATCCATTGTCTCTTGGAAAGCAATTTTTTCATCAGAAGTGATATCTAAATCACCTCTATTATTACCATGTAATGCCAAAATTCCACCAGATATTCTATACTTCTGTGTCTTATCATTTTGAGTTGGTTGTTCACCTTTCTCAATATCAGTTTCAGCAGTATCATAGTTACTGTCCTGCTTAATTCTTGATTCCAAATCTTTGGCAACATTAATTTGAGTTTCTTGTTCAAGTAAAACTCGTGATTTTTTTAAGAGATATTTAATCTCATCATACCTTTCATTGTGCGTATTGCTCATTTTCAATATATTTTGTGAAGGCTGCGAAATCAAAAGAAGGACTTAAGTCTGTGTATTTTGTATCCAAGTTACTCTTGGTTAAAATACCGTCAAAGTTTTTTAAACCGTCAACTTTAACATTATGACCAATACACCTCTTTTCTATCTGAAGAGCTTCTGCTATTTGTAAACATAGACCCGCAGCCGCTTGAAGTTGACTTGAGGTATATGGTTCCCAAAAAAAGAAATCTCTCCATTTTTTTTCGTAAACCTGTTGTTTATAAATACTCCCTTTCCAGTTAATATAATAGTTGGTCAATGGTTTCTTTTCCAACCATCCTAAATTTTCTAAACAAACTAACACTGAAGTTTTGTTTAAAGTATCATCCGTAAAATAATTTGTATATCCATGGTCAGGAAGAAGTTGTAGAACCTTCCCTTCTTTTGTAATAACATAATGAGGAATCCTATCATACTTACCATTACATCTAAATTTAAGGGAGGTTAGGTATTCCCCAACCTCCCTTGATGTATGACATAAGACTATCTTAGTCTTCTTTTTGTGTTTTCCTAAAACTTTAAAATCACCATATTTTTCAATGTTAAGCATCTCTTCTTAAATAATTCAGGACTTTTTTAACGGGACCTGGTTTAGGTTCTGGTTCTTTGACTTCTGTAACTTCAAATATAGGGTCATCAGTTAAGGTTCCGAATTTTTGTTCGTTTAGTTTAGCCAATACGTCTTCCAATTTTTCTAATTGGTCAGGACTTGCTCTAAGAGGGTCGTCAACAAATTCTCTTTCTTTTTTCCCAGCTTCAATACTTAATTTATCAATATCAATTTCGCTTGGGTCTAAAGTAACAACTTTCTTTTTCTCCTCTTCTTCAAACTTAACTAACATATGTAAAAATGAAAGAGAAATAATTGGTAACATTCCACCTGCAAAAAATGCCAAGAATCTTTTATGGCCAACAAAGTCACCACTTTCAACACCTAAGTATTGAACTAATGGGTCAACCATGTCAACCCAATCTTTGAAAGACTGACTTGCGATATCAATGTATTGATAAGCAAAGAATACATTCCCGATGAATTGTATAAGTGTAACGATTGCAAATGGGAAATACACTTTTTTACCCATTCGTGCAGCTATAGCCGCAAGAGTTGATAACGCAGCAATTTCAACAGCAACTGATAAGTAAACCGACCAACTTGTTGGGTTAGATATAGCATACCATTTTGTTACGTGAGAAATTGACACAAGAGCAACTAATAAGATTGGAACTAAAAAGGCAACGTATATTACCTTTTTAAGATTTTTTTCAATCCAAGTCATTTATTTAGTATTTAATCTTTTTATCTCATCTTCAATTTCAGTTTGTCTTCTTACATCAAGAAGTTTTCTGTCTGTAGCTTGAATCATTCTTTTTTCTGCTTCAAGACCTGAAATTCTAAGTTGTCTGTTTAATTCATCTTTAGTATAAGTTGAATCTTTAATTGTCTTAATGTCGTTTTTGATTTTAGATAACTCTCTTGTATCACCGCATCCTTTGAAGAATGTTAATAAAGCAATTACCAATACAATAACCACAAAGTTATTTTCTATAAATTTTTTCATAATTTTTAATTTTTAGTTTAACCTCAAATATAAAAGGTGTATTAAATAAATACACCTTTTTAACTAAATTACATATAATCAAACAAACTACTCGTCTCGTTTCGTAATTTTCGGAGAGCTTTTTCTTTAATCTGTCGTACCCTTTCTTTGGTTAAATCAAAGTCATTACCAATATCTTCAAGAGTTCTGGTTGAACCAGATAACCCAAAATAATCTTGGATAATAATTTTTTCTCTTTCATCCAACACATCAAGCATTCCCAATAATTTATCTTTGAGGGTTTGTTCCGTGGACAATCCAGCATCAGCCAATTCGGCGTTTGGATTACTTAACATGTCCATCAAGGTATCGCCATCCTCATTTAATGGATTTTCCAAATTAATAACTTTAGGTAAGTTTGTGAACTTATCAGGCAATTCTGTACCTGTTAATTCCAAATCTTTTTTAGCTTTATGTAGCTCTTGAACCACATTTACTGGAAGACGGATGGTTCTTGCATTCTCATTAAGAGATTGTAATATTGATTGACGAACCCACCAAACCGCATAAGAAATAAATCTTAAATTTTTTGACCAATCAAAGTTTTCAATTGCCTTTAATAACCCATAATTACCCTCAGCAATCAAGTCAGGTAAATCCAAACCTTGATTCTGATACTGCTTACTTACGGTTATAACAAACCTAAGGTTTCCCTCAACCAATTCTTTTTGGATTTCTTGTTTCTCACATAATGCCAATTTACCTGACAACATCTTTTGTGCCAGTTCTCGTTCCCTCTCAGGAGTCATTACTTTAATTCTACGAATGTCTTTAAGATAGGAATTAATTTCTTCTTGATTAATAGGGATTGCTGATTTTTCTTTCATATGTTAGTTTTTACTGTAGTCCTCCAATACGTCTTGTTCAAATGGTGTTAGTGATTCATATCCTTTTGAATTTATCTTATCCAAAATTTGGTCTAAAGTAGGTTTATTAAACAATTTACCTTTCTCACCCAAAAGTAATGCCACAAAATCGTCCTCATCTTCTTCATCTCCAAACATCTCAGAATTGTTTCTTACTTGGGACATGTCTATATTCATATCTATTTCGTCACTTACATTTTGTAAATCAAACAAATGATTTTTTACCTGCTTAGGCATGCAAACTGACACATTGTCAGTTATTTCTGTCAAAATGAACGTTTCAGCGATACCAAAAAACACACCAGTAACAAAATCATATATCTCAGTCTTGTCAACCTCTGTCGCAAAATGAAAGATAAGAACACCCTTTGTATGTTGAAATTTCATATGTGGTGAATCCACAATCGGGCTTAATGAAATTGCCATATCCTGACAAAGTTCCTCGGAATCAAAGTTCCCAATAACCGTTAACAAATAATTCTTCATATTTTTTATTATAGTTTTTACAAATATAGATTAATAAACCAATTCCTCCAAATATACTCTTCCTTTAACCCCTGAATGTTGTTCGTACCACTTACCTTCTTTATCCATCCACACATAAGGATTTGTTGGGTCTTCAGTCCACCCATATTGATTATAGAACTCAGGTTCCTTCTTCAACAGATTTGCTCTATGTGATGAATGAAACTTCTCATTACCAAACCAATGAGGATATGCAATATCTTCCTCAAATGATTCCATGTTCATTGTGTTTTTGAACCCTCGTGCAACCCATTCATCAATTGAATAGTTCAAATACAACTTAAGAGCTGGAACATGGTCCTTCCACATTATGGTACAAGGATGGTTCAACCAACCTTTATAAGGTGTACCATCCAACTTTGGTCTACGAGTAATCGCAGATATAATCTGATACGTCTCAACACGTTGTTTACCCAATCTCTTATTGTCCAATACTCTAAGAGATTTTCTGAAGTCATTATACGGTAGGAATATTTGCATTGTGTAAAGTTAAGTCATTAAATAAATCTTTCCTAAACTTATATTCAAAATCAGAGATATTTTCTCTGATAAATTCAATTTCAAAACTTGGTAAGTCCTTGATATTGGTATACGTAAACCATGCGGTTCTAACGTACTTATGTTTTTGGTCACCGTCAGGTAAATCCCTCTCCAACATAACTTGGAAGTATGGTACCAAATCAACATATTTGAATTTAACAATATACATCAACAACCCATCAACAAACCCTGATACATGGACAATAACATCATCAGCAATATATTTGTTGTGTCGTCTCCATGTTAAGTCAGAATAGTTACCCCAACCATCCAATATCTTTGTTGCAGTGGTTAATGCATTCCTTGGTTTGATTTCCTCGTTAGTATGCTTACTGTCATAACCTAACTTATTACCTGTAAAGTCCAATCCTAACACCTTACAAGTGATGGCCTCCCTTAATGTAGATGAGTTTGAATCGTTAATATACAACTCCAAAAAGTCCATGGTCATCTCACCATGACCCTCAATAACGTCTTCCTTAGATAAGTCACCCTTAGAATACGCCACAATTAAATCCAATAATTCTTCTTTCATTAAATTGTTTTACAGAACAAATATAGGAAACTTTTCCATATAAACAAAAAACCCCACTAAAAGGTGGGAGGTATGTTTCATTTGAAATGATAAAAAAAAATATTAATTTTGTAATAAAAATATGAGTAATAAAAAAAAACATAGATTAATTGATAGGACTGGAGAACGTATTGATTACATAACCATTACAGGTTTATCTGATAAAAAATATCTTGTGCCCTCTACAGGAAAAGAAATTTATATGTGGAATTATGTGTGTGATTGTGGTAATACTGGCTCTTCAATTTGGTCTAACTTATTTAGAAAAAAGAAGAAATTCAAGCAATCTTGTGGTTGTAATAAAACTGGAACGAGAGAAACTTTGTTACTAAACAAAGAAGGTCTAAAAAAATGTCATTCATGTGGTGAAATATTAGAATTAAATAACTTTCATGTTAATAAAAGTACACTAACAGAGTTATCATCCTCTTGTAAAACATGCAAAAGTATTTCGGATTCTAAATACCGTAAAAATCCTAAACAAGGTAGAAAATCTCTGTTGAAAAAAAAAATGGAATATTATCAGAGGATTAAAATTGAAGAACCTGAAAAATATAAAGTTCTGATAGAAAAACAAAAAGAAAGGAGAGATTATTCTCAAGAATATCAACGAATGAAATCCAATGACTTTTTAACGGCAAAAGATAGTATCAGAAAATTATTATTGGCAACTTTTAAAGTTAGGAATATTCGTAAATCAAAATTATTAATGAGAACGGAAGAGATAATAGGATGTGACTTTAAATATTTCAAGTTACATTTGGAATCACAATTCAAAGAGGGAATGAATTGGTCTAATCATGGGAAATGGCATATTGACCACAAAGTACCTTTGAAAGTCGGAAAGAACATTGATGAGCTAATCAAATTGAATCATTACACCAATTTCCAACCGTTATGGGCTCAAGAAAATTTAACTAAAAATGGAAGATTGTTACCCGAGCACGATGAATTACATTTTAGACTTTTAGGTAGAGACCGACAGGAATAAAAAATTCCAAAAATTTTTAAATGAAAAAACCCCACTCATTGGTGGGGTCTATTTAATTTCTAATTCTTTTAGTATGTATGGTTCTATCTCTTCCGTCTTCATCGTGTAAGGTATACGGATAAGTTTGATTCCGTTTTTCTTACAGTATTGGTTTCTAATTTTATCTAATCGTTGTAACTTTTTGAAGTTATCTTCTCCCCAAACAGGTTTAAAATGTTGTTGACCATCAAATTCTATAATAGTATTTAGATTTGGTAAATAAAAATCAAAAGGTAATGTAACACATTGTTTTCCTTTAGTCGGTTTGTTTGTACAATCCAAAAACCTTTTTTGCCTAACCCTTTCAACATTATGTTTAGTTAATATGTTATCAATTAATCTTTCTCCTTTAGATTCGTTACAAACAGGACATCCTACCCCATTTAGATGTTGGTTTGCGGTTGGGAAAAAATCTCCGTGTTTTGGGCAAATAATGTCAATTCGTGTTTTTGCATCTTTATATTGAACTTTGGAATAATCATATTTATTTCCAAATATTTTTTTCACTTGTTCAATGTATTCGGATGTGGTTTTATTTCTACCAACACATTTTGGACAACCGCTTCCTGATAAGTGTACCCAAGGTTGTTGTGGAAATGGACCATGTTCAGGACATATAATTGTAATAGGGTCAGAATTATTTTTATAATCCACTTGTGTATAATCGTATTTATCACCATGAACTTCTTTCGCTCTTTTCAAAAACTCATCCTTTGATAATCTTTGTGAAGAACCCCTATAATTTGATTCTTCTTTACAAATTGGGCAACCTTGCCCTTTGAGGTGGTTTTGTGGACTTTTAGGAAATGGTCCATGTTTTGAACATATAATATTAACGGGTTTAAAATTTGTCTCGTAATCAACTAAAGAATAATCATACTCATCCCCAAATATTTCTTTAGCCTTTTTTACAAATTCATCTTTGTTGGACCTGTGAAACTTACCTCTAGCCAAATTCGCACACACAGGACATCCTCTCCCTCTCAAATGATTTGATGCCATCACAGGGAATTCGCCGTGAATTGGACAACCAACATTAAGTTTTTCACGAGCCCCTACATAATTAGTGTTTGAATAATCGTATTTATCTCCGTGAACCTTTCTCGCTTTAATAATAAAATCATCAGTGTTAGACCTATTGTAATCACCACGAGCCTCACCAATCTCCCTCGTATGTTCACGCAATATATGTCTAATCAGTTGTTTCATCTCACAATAAATATCTTTGTAATTAAAAACCCCCACCGTTGAGGGTGAGGGTTAGTGTATTAGAAATCATCTTTCTTTGCTAATGTTGCTTTCTCTTCTAAATAATCCTTAATTCCTTGAATTTGTGTATTAAAATAACCTTCAAGATATTCTTTTGTGTCTTCTTTTTTAAGTTCACCTGATTTATTATAAATAAAATAGTTTATCCCACCACCAGTAAAATACAATTTAAATGACGGATTTCTTTTAAAAGTCATTTCTAGTTCAATTATTTCAAGTTTTACTTTTCCATCTTTAAAAGTCATAGAAGTAACATACTCCATAATAAAAGGATTTTTAGATAACCCACTTCCCACATAAAAGTCAGATGATGTAACAAAACTTAAATACTCACCATCTATTTTACCTTTAATAACTATGTTAGGATTTTTATATGTGACATTAACATACTTCACCGCATTATCAAACAATTGTTTTGCCGTCTTACCTTCAACATTAATAACCACAAATGACTTTTCAGTATTTGCCTCGTCTTTAAGACCCGTAGAAGTTACAACATATTTTTGTGAGTAAGCAGAAACCGATGCAATTAGGATGATTGCGACCATAAGGATTTTTTTCATATTATTTATTTTTTATTTTATAATGCAGTTTCAATTGATACTTCCATATTCGGAATATTGTTTTTCATAATATGTCTATTAAGAATTCGTTTAATATCCATATTACTTAGGCTGACCCATATTTTATAGTCACCAATTTCTCTATAAGAACGGTCAGTGAAACTTTTAACAAATTTTTCCCTGAAGTCATCAACATTTTTAGTTATTGTATCTTCATCTAAATCAAGTTTTTCCCAACCGATATTCTCAGCAATTTTTGTTAGAGCATAAAGGTATGTTTCTCTTGATGTGTCAGACGAAACATCTTCTCCATCAAATTTGAAAATCAACTTACTTTTTGCTCTTCTGAGTGTTGACACTAGTTCTTCTTTTTCATCAATTGAAGTGTCCGTATCTGCAGAAATTCTACTGATAACATTAATCTCATTTGTATTCGGGATGAATTTAAGGACCTTATCAATACGAGAATTGAGAACATCAGTATCGTCAACATCAAACCATTCTGTAGTAATATTACGTCGGTCTGTATATTGTTTTTGAATACGATAATCTTCAAAACAAGTATGAAGGATTTGTTCCAACATTGATTGATTTTCTGTCTCAAACACTCTAACAAATAGAATGTCTACAGGTAAATGGGTTGAATTTAATTGAGTCTCTCTAACTTTGTATTGAATACTTTTCCCAATCTTGTGGAATGACCCTAAAAAGTTTCCACTGTAATCAATCAATCGTGCTACGTAAACGAATCCTTTGTCCATGGTATATGTGTTTTTTATTAATGAACCACAAAGATATGGTACTTTAATTAAATGGCAAAAAAAATCTCACATTTTATTGTGAGACTTTTGATACATTATCTGTTTTTGTAATATGAACCACATTATCCGCCCAATTTGAAATCAACGGATTGTGACTGATTACAAATATCTTTTCAAAGTAATCCTTTAATTTTAAGAAAAAATCTCCCACCATCTCTAAATTATCATTAGAAACCTTACCCCACGTTTCGTCATACACCGATATGTTTGGTTTTGGAAGTGAACATACCTTAGCAAGTACCGCTCTGATAGCCAACGCTCCCACGGTCTTCTCATATCCTGACCCAGCAGTCATTGGTTTTTCAATACCTGTTCCGTTGTCAATCATGATGAAGTCAACCTCGTTCTTATCGTTGATACGAATCTCCAAGTTGAAGAAACAAGAGTCCTGAAGTAATCTCTGAAGTTCAGAGTTAATCAATGGCATCATTGTCTTCATAATGATTTTGGTTATTCCGTTCTTACCGAAGACATCAAGGTATATCTTATAAATCTTCTCACGTTCAAACTCTTCAGCAATCTTAAGGATGGTCTCGTTGTTCTTTTCAATACGACTTTCAAGATTTTCAATCTGATTTGTATTGGTTGTTTGGGTTCTTTCGTACCCTCTCTTCTCACCAATCAACTCATCAATTCTCATACTGGCTTTAACCAACTGAGCTTCAATCTCGTTGTTCTTCTTAATCTTATCTTGAACCTCTTCGTATCTCTTTAACTTGTCTTCAGATTGTTCCAACTTCAAATTGTTAGCTTCAAGGGTTGCTTCGTATTTCTCCTTAACAAGTTTGGCTCTCTCGTATTCATCAAAGTCCTTCTTAAGTTGAGTGAATGATTCTTCCTTCTTCTCAAGTGTTTGAATTTCTTTCTTGAACTCCTTAACCATTTTCTTGTATCCCTCAAGTTGTTCAATCTTCTTCTTGGTTAACTCAGCCTCCATAAGTTTGATACCACAGTGTTCGCACTGAATACCATCACCATACTTTTCAACCAAGTCCTGAATCTCTTCAACCTTGTTCTCAGCAAGAACTAACTCGCCATTGACTGACTTAAGTTTGTCTTTAACTGAATCATGTTTGTCTTCATGATAAAACTCTTTTGGTTCAACAATCTTAACATCATCAATTTGTCCTTGGATTCTTTTTCCAATGGTTTTGTATTCATCAATCTGTCCCTTAAGTCTTTCAGGATTAAGAATTACTAAGTCTTGGTCTAAGTCCGTAAATTTGGAACCAAGTAGGTTATCTTTATATTCTTGTCCTTTTTGAAGTCTCTTGTCAACGTCTTGGATTTTATTACCAGCATCGGTTATCTCAGTTCCAAGTCTTTTAATCTCTTCTTTTGATAAATCAATATCTTGTTTTAAAGACTCGGTGTTATATACATTGGACATCATTCCCTTTGAGAATTCAGAATAGATTTCCTTCCCTGTCTCTTCCTTCTTCTTCAAGAACTCAAGACCCAAGAATCTACTCAACACCTGACCACGAGCAGTTGGTTTTGCCTCCAACAAGTCCTCAAGGTTTGATGCAGTCGTAACAATGGTCATTAGGAAGTCATCCATGTCACCAATTGATGTCTTGATAAAGTTCTCAGTCTCACGTCTTTGCTCCCCTGTAAAGTTCTGCAATTGACCATCAGCTAACTTCTTGAAGAAGTCCAACTCAGTCTTAACGTTCCATTCACCAGACTTAGCTTTCTTTCTTTCAATCTTACGTGCAATGATATACTCCTCACCATCAATGATGATGTCACCCTTAACACTAACACTATTCTTGTCAGTGAATCGGTTGAATATTTCTTCAGCCTTCTGTGTCTTGGTTGTTGTGTTGAAGAACAAGAATAATAACAAGTCCACAGTCAATACTGTTTTACCACCAAAGTTTGGTGGGTCTGACTCAACTACTGTAATACCATCACACTTATCAAAGTCAATAACCTGATTCTCACCATAAGATAAGAAGTTACTGAATTCAATCTTCTTGATATACCATCTTTTGAATGGAGTTGCCTCAACATCATTTGCTGACATTCTGTTCTCTACCGCAAGGTCAATGTTCATGACTTGGTCATAATACTGGTCTTGTTCCTTTGATTCAAGAAGAGACTTGATAAGTTCTTTTTGATAGTTCTTATCCATAATGTTTACCGCAACATCAATCGTCTGTTGTGTTTCATCAGTTGTCTTTGCTTTGGTAATAACATTAATGTTGTTAGACACATACTTCTTCATGAAGTATTGTTTAACAGACTTAATTCTCTCTTGTGTAAAGTTCTCAGGAACGTCCTCCCAAATTACTTGGATATAAGGGTTCTCCAAAGAAGTTATGTCCAACTTTGTTGCCATATTGGTGTAGTTAAATTCTGGATGTGGGTTGAATAAATCCCATTTCATTATTATGCAGGGTTTGTTGTGGCTCCTGACTCAGCCTCGTATTTCTTCTTTAATTCTGATATTTGAGTTTTCATTGCCTCATTCATCAACTTCTGCATTGCAGATTGCTCCGCTTTGATTCCTTGATTTCTTGTCTCAACTTTTTTTTTGTGAGCCTTCGCACCACCTCTTAATTTTGATTTTGCCATTGTTATGGTTTTGATGTTATTTTTAAATTTTCTACAAATACTTTACCCTGAGGGTCAAAAGCATTTCCTGCAAGCCAAGCTCTAAGTTTTGTTTGACCTATTTCTTTAAGTTTTTTTTCAACTTCAACTCTTGATTGAGTATGAGAAGTTTCTAAATCAAAAAGACTAACTGTTACTGTATACTCTACGTCTATGTGTGCCATATTAATGATTGTTGTTTTGTGGTCTGTTTTGTTCAAACCATTCAATAATTGAGTTTATGGCCCAAGTGGCCCCAGATGCCAACATTCCATCAAAAAACCAAGATGCGAATGGTGAAACACCTAATAATTCGTGTACTGGTGAATATAAGAAAATTCCGAAGAAAAATCCAACCCACACAGGTGTACACATCATACAAGATAACATTCCCTTGAGGAACTTGTAAAAATCTGTGAAGAAACCAATTCCATGGTCTGCCTCATTGAAGATGTAATTTCTCGGTGTATTAAAAATACTACCGTAAACAAGGATGTTACTTAACCCGTAAGTCATTACCATCCATAATAATAGTTGTGTCATATATTTTATTTATAAAGTGTGTCGTTTAAGTTTGACCCTCTCAAGAAAGCCGCTTTTTTATCTTGTTGAAACTTTTGAATCTCTTCAATCGTTTTTTCATATTCTTTAAGTTGTCTGTCTTTTTCAATATTGTCCTGTTTCAATTTTTGAACCGTATTTTGAAGAGCTTCAAGTTTTGGTTTCCAATTGCCATCAGACTCCTTTTCTATAATTATCTCCTTAACTACTTCAACAGGAACCTCAACTATCTTCTCAACTTCCTTAATTACTTCAACTATCTTTTCAATAATAACCTCTCTAATTTCAGGTTCAGGTTTGTCGTAAATATTGTCAATATTTGAGACAAAAACTTCCTTAATTACTTCTTTAATAACCTCTCTATCAACGTATTCTATAACTTTTATTTCAGTAGGAGGACTCGGGATTTCTTTAATAACCTCAACAATTCTATCTACAGGAATCTCAACTTTTTTTTCTACTATTTTTTCAACTTCCACATACTCAATCTTTACCACCTCTTTCTCTTCCACCACAGGGACTTCAACATACTTGATAACCTCTTTGATTACCTCTTTTTTCTTTGTCTCAACCCCCGCATTTAAAAGACCATATCTTTCAATATTGAATCCAGTTGTAAAGGAATCCTTGACAACTGAACTAACGAGTAAGTCGTTAAGATTACAATAAGACAATAAGTCTTTATGTTCAGTATTAGAAAGTTTTATCTTAATCTCCATGTTAATAATTAACAAGCTTCTCGGTTCCTTCACTCAATACATCAAACGAATTAATGTAAAAAGAAAGGAAAGGTTTAGGATTAGGTAAATCCACAAAAGAATATTCGTCTTTTTCAATTTCATATACGCCATAACCGTGTTTTCTAATTGTTTCTCCAAAGTTTTGTTGGATGGTTGAACCAATCATATACGCCTTCTTACTTCCAGGGATGTCAAATACCTGTCTCTTATGGATATCTCCACACAATACGATGTCACAACCTTTAAATTTGCTCACATCAAATCCATCTTCAAACTTATACCCTATATCAGTATAAAGTCCTTGGATTGGCCCATGGAACAAACCTATGTTTTTATTTTTTGACTTTTGAATATCAGGAGGAATGTTGTGTTCATATAATGAATACACACACCAATTGATATTATCGTCCTCATATACACCCCTGTCTTTAAGGTAAACTATGTTTTCATTGTTCAATGAATCAATGATTGGAGTTAATGCATCCAATCTTGATGTATTGTTTTCCAAGAAGTCATGGTTACCAATAATAACAATGGTCTTTGCAATCTTTGCACACTCACTTAACACCCAAGCAACAAATTCAATAAGCTCAGGAGTCATTTGATTTTTGGAATGAACCAAATCACCTGTGAATACAATTCTATCAGGTTGTAAGGTACTCCATTCCTTTAATGCAGATTCAAGGATTCCACGATATAAGTCATGGTCCTTGAATAGTCTGATATGTAAATCAGAAAAATGTACTAGTCTTTTAATCATTGTCTGTCATTAACATTAATCCTAACCCGATAAATAAGGAACCTACTCCCCAATTCTCAAATATGATAAATTGAGTAATACCTGTACCAAACAAAAAGAAAGGTCCAAATTTTTTCCAAAATTTTATGAATTTATTGTCCATCAACTACCACTTTTTGTTCTTCAAATGGGTTGAATCCTGAATTAACGTGACCACATTCGTCACATTTATAAATTGGAAGAGGAACTGTTGTGTCCTCTGGTGAACCTGTCATAAACGCTGATACTGATTTCAAATAAGTTACTTCTCTGAAATAGATTGAATCGCATTTTTCACATTTAATTGTAGGACAAGTCCTAAGGTCAACTCTTGGTCTTTGTAATTCTTGCATAATTTTTATTTTATAATCTGAAATATAAGAAAATTATTTCGTGTGTTCAAGTTTATAGATATTTTTTCATATCCATTTCTAATACTGTGTCTATAACATCTTTTGGTACTCTATACTCATCAAAGAATGTATCTTCTTTCAAGTGTGAAATAATACAACCATAAAGTTTAATGTTCTCGTATTTGGTTCCTTTCAACATCTGAATCAATAACTTACCATATAGTGGCAACTGAAGGAAATAGTGACCTAAAGCATTGTTAGGATATGATTCAAACGGAGAATACATTCTTTCTGTGAATCTATTTTCTTCAAAGTTTTTAGGTTTGTTTGTTTTCCAATCCGTAATCAACAATCCAAAATCATCACCTGTTTTGTTATAGGTTAACCAAACCTTATCTGGTTGACCTGTATATCCTAACTCAGGGTCACCCAATATCATCTCCGTGTCAAGTAACTCAACCTTTCTTGATTCCATCAACTCAAGGTATCTTTTGCCAGCGAAAATCATATTATCACTCTTAATAAGTTGAGTAAGGTCGCAGTCAAAAACTGGTTGTCTTACTTCTTTATAATCACCATTTTTTTCAATAAGAGTTTTTTCCAACATATAGTGAACTCTACTACCTAAGTTTGTAGAATAGTCACCAGCGGCAGCCCACTCTTCAATCAACTGTTGTTGTTTTTGAGGGTCACCACCAGCTTTATTATATGCAGCTTCTTCTGTTGGGAATGCTTTGTAGAACTTTTTTAATACTTTAGATACTGAAGGATAATCTTTCCTTCCGTTCATTGTGTAGATGTGTTTGTCTTCTTCAAAGGTTAATCCAAGTGCTTCTTGTCTAACTTTAATTAACTCTCTGATTTCTTGTGCGATATTACTTAATTTCATAATAATACTCTTCAATTTGTCCCCTTAAATCACAGACATCTTTGTCATCTGGTAACTTAATCAGTTTTATCTTGTTATATAATTTTCCACCATTTAGTTCGTGATACAATTTAACCCCATCTGTAAAGGCATCTCCATCGGTACAAATTATGATGTTTCCTTCCGCTTTCAAATATAAGGTCTCAAAAAGTAGTTTACTCATTTTCTTTCCTAACATCACAATTGGGTTAGGTAGAAAGAACGAATCAAATACTCCCTCGCACAAATATACATCTTTTTTCCAATCTACGGCACCTTCATTGAAAATAATTTCATCTTTAGGTACTGGAGGGTTCTTATATTTCATCTTTTTGGGTATCCAAGCCCTTGCAACGAAGTAATTTAGGGTGTTTTCGGTGTTATAAGACGGGACAACGATTCGGTAGGCATAATCACCTGTTGCGGTGTAACCTATCTTATATCGGTCTATAATGTCGTCTGTGATACCTCTGGATTGTAGATACTTGTAGGCTTCAATATGTGGAATGAATCTTGGGTTAGAGTCTTTAAAGGTTGTAAATCCTTCAGGTAGTCTTAGTCTAACCTTCTTCTTATCCTCTTGTTTGAATTCTTCGGGTTTAATTAGGTTATATACCTTCTTCTGTGCCTTGGTTGCATACCCATCAAACAACTTACCCAATGGTCCGTGTGTTCCATAAGTTTCACCACAAGCCCAACACTTGTATACGTGTCTGATGTAGTTAATCTCAAGGTTACCCTTACCATCACCATTATCTAATCCCTTTTCTTCAGCACAAACAGGACAGTCAAAGGATATTTGACCCTTTGATTCGTAATGTTGTTTTGGATTACCCAATACATCAGACAACAATTCAACCAATACTTCAACTTCATCTGTCATATTACAAATATAACAAATTATTCTTGAATGTCATCTTGAAGTGACTTGTATTTGGCATCCTCGGGGTCATTATCAATTATGTTTCTTCTCCACCATTTTTTAATTGGATGTGACTCGTCAAAGTTCTTTTCAACAATCATCGCAACAATTATAAAAGTTGCCATAAAAACGATTGAGATAATCCATAAGTAAGCAATTATAATCATATTATTCCCATTTAATTTTTTTTATGTGGTAATATTCATTAATGTAAACACCAAAATAATTCATTCTAATTTTAACCGTAAATAAAGAAGATTTTCTTAAAAATCTGTTAAGTTTAACGTTTGAAATTTTGTGTTTTTTTAATACTGTTGTTGTGTGCCACGCTCTATTTGCAATACCTATACGAACAAAGATTTTTCCACTAAATGTAACGTCAACTTCTTCAGCCCAAGTATATTTTCTGTAATTTTTAATTTTAATAACTCCCTCTAAGTGTTCATTGGAAATAGGTATTTCACCCCACTTTTGGAGTGACTTCTTAATTCCTTTAGATTCTTCAGTTTCAATTACATATCTTCCCATATAGAACAAAGATAAGTAATTACTTTTAGATTACCAAATTTCTTTTAATTTCATGAAACCCAAAGCCGCACAGTAAGCGTCGGTTTGGTCGTAGTTTTCCTTTTTAAGGGTATTGTTTTTGGTGTACTGCCACGTAATCTGTGGTTCTCTTTTTGCAACAAGTTCCCATATAATAACTTTCTTATCTATGTCTTTTGGAAATCCACCAAATAGAACATATTTGCTCTTATCGTTTGGTTGAACAAGATGAGGGAATGCGCATTTTCTTGAATTGTATGTTGATATGAATTCAGGAACAACTCCTAAGATGTCGTAAACTTCTTTACATACAAGGGTGTTGAATCTCATTAGGGTGCTAACAGTATAAACGTTATTTGAGTTCAATAATGGCTCTTCAATAACAACGTGTTTGATACCCATGTCGGCATAATCTAATAGTTTTTTTCTAAAGATTTGACCTTTGAGAAGTAACTCTTCAATTTTACTGTCTGTTTTAGGTTTTGGAATTGGTGAAATGTGAGTTAATTCCAATAAATTCTTACTTTCAATATCAAATAATGCCCAACCAATAGTCTTGGTTGACACGTCTAGACCCAAAATTTTAGGTGAATCTTTACCAATTGTTTTTACCATATTAGAAATCTAATTTAACTACAAGTTGCTGTATACCCTGTCTAAGTTCGGGAGATTGTAGTTTAGATATAACCATAAGGTCTTTGTTGGTATTGTAAAGGCCAATTTCTGTAACATAGGATGTTGTTCCTGATGTCCAAGTTGGATTTGACGTATTGGTAAACTGATTTCTACCTAAGTTGATTAGATATTTCATTTCATAAATTGTTGCCGAAATGTCTGTCTCTAAGTTACCGTAGAAGTAATATTCATCACCAAAGTTTAATACGTCAGTATCTCCGTTTGCAGGGATATCAATATAATTTGCTAAGTTATAAATGTTAGAAGCCGCGGCGTTATAGTTGTCAGCATCAATTTGGAATGTAGTTCCTGTAATACCTGTCATTGTAATATAACCATTTGTCAAAGTCATCGCTGAGGTAACATCAATTTCTCTCCACGCTGAAGAAAGTGGTCTTGTATCACCTGTAACAATTTGACAAAGTAATTTCATGTTATTTGCTGAGAACCCTGAAAGACTTGAATTTAAAAATGGAAACTCATTACTAAATCTAACTGCCACGTTTTGAGTGTTAGCGGTTACTGTAGATGTACCTTGAATCACACTATAATAGTTACAATGTAATGAAGATGTTGCACCTGTGTTAGTATCAAATCTATAAGTAACCCAAAGTCTTTGAGTTGGGTCAGTTATAACACCTTCTTGAGTTGACGCATTTGGTTCACAAATGTTAGGGGTAACTAAAGAAAGTTTTGGTGCTGGTAATGTCCAGTTTCTATTTGCCTTATATGACATAGCAGCAATGACTTCCTCATCATCAATAATAATAATTTCTTGGTCAGGAAATACTTTACCAATTCTATTTAGATTACCGAAATTATCAGGATTAGTATCCCATAATTGATAGTATCTAATACCTGGGTCATTCATGTCTGAACTCTCCGTAGACTTAATATAATATGGTTTACATAAATCATATCCTGGAGGGTCAATAAAAAACGTTTGTCCTATCGTATCTCCAGTCTTTTTGTGCCACATTAAAGTTGGTAAGTTAAGTCTGAAGTGTCTTGCCAATCCAATATCATCCGTTGGATTTTGTGGGTCAAACGGAACTGTTGAAAACTTCTCTCCATAAACATTATCAATGTCTTGGTTAGTATAGTGAATAATTGCAATTGCTTTTTGGTCTTGTGGTCTTACTGTAATCTTATTATCAAAAGAGTTATAATAATACACTTGTCCTGTATCGGTTTGTCCACTCGGCTCTTGGTATCCAAGATATTCCTTTGTTCCAATATATGTTACCGAACCAAAATTTTCATATCCCTCATTTGTACTTGTCAAAAGTCCCGCAGGATTTTCTGACCATGGAATATTCATATTCCAAATAACAGTATTCTCTCTATTTGATACATCACAAGGAGATTCAAAATTGAGTGTATCTGTTTGCCAATAAGGGGCTGGTGTAATAGTATCATACAACTGAGTCATTCCTGATGGGTAGATATAACATCGAGCTCTAGTTTCTGGTGGAATCCCAACGTATGTAGGAGTTGCCCTATCAAGATTCAATGTGAAAGTGGTGCCAGTGGTTCCTGTTGTAGGAGTCATGGATTGAATCTTATAAGTTAAAATTTCATTTGAACCAAATGTACCACACCCCCCATTTCCAAATACAATTGTGATAAAATTATTAACTTGTGGTGTCCCTGTTGTACATCCTGTACAACAAACATTACTGTCATAATCAACAGTTATTGATGTTGTACCACTAACTGTTGACATATCTAACCAATAATTAGATGTTACAGTATAGGCTGAACCAGTTTGAATTTGTGTGCTACCTGTAGTAAAAAATCCTTTTGGACCTGCTGAGTTATAAACCTCTTGAACCACACTATCCATATAAGGAATACCAAAAGTATTTCCTGCATTTCCTTGAACATAATATGGATACTTTACGTTTTGTTTGTTTGACTGAGGAGAACCTGTATCATTTTGAGCGTTAAACGCTGGCATCAAAATATTATTATTTACTTGATTGTAATTCGGAACTGCGGTGTAATTAACCTCACTGTCTCCTATTTGAAAATAAGAAATGTTAAAGTTACCTTGAGAGATGTATCTTCTTCCAACATCCGTAACTCTTGTGTTAATTAATCCTGCAGTATTTTTTATTATATATGCCATCTATTGATAAATATTCTTTTTCATATTTTATTTGCTCTTATGTTTGTGATTGTATTTCACCACAACTAAAATATCCTATTGAATTTATTGTTACAAAATAAGTTGGAAATTCATTTGTCAAACCAGTTATTTGTATAACAGGTCCAGATAAACCACTAACAGGATAATAATAACCGACAATTACCTCTGAAGAATTTACACCTACTATTGTGCTTCCAATATTAAGACAATTACTATCATAGATATCTGCCGTAAAATAAGATGTTGATATTGGAGTAGCATTACTTTGATAACTGACATCATTACTTACTGTTGGTAATAAATTTGTATCCGCAACAACATTACAACAAGTACATCCCTTAATTACTTGAGAAGAAATTCCCGCATATATTGTTTGAGTCAAATTAGTTACACAACTGTTTGTTGCAATTTGTCCGTTTGTAATTTCCAACGCTGACTGAGTGATAAAAGTAACAGTTGAAGTTTTACTCAATACACAACTATAACTTTCGGTTTCTGTCTTAACTTCTTGAGTTTCAGGACTGCAATTAGGTCTTGAATTTATTTGAGTGACTGGTGATTGTTGAGTTGTTGGTGAGATTAAATTTTCGTTTTGAGATACTGAAATGTTATCATTAATTGTTCCAAATCCTGGTCCGTTGGTTGTCTTTATTGAAGTGAAGTTTAAATCAAATTCAAGAGTGACTCCTGTAGGTAATGGTGGATTCGTTATGATTTCTAAATAGGTTGTTGTCGTATTAAAATTTGGTCCAGAAACAGTTACTGTTGCATTTGCTAATTGTTTAACTGATAATTGGTAAGTTGTGAGTGCCTGATTATAACCAACCGTAACACTATTGTTTACACTATTATTTAAAGAATCTCTCGTAATAATTGTATATGTGTTTGGACATAATCCAAAGAACAAACCATTACTTTGATATGTTAAACCGTTATTAATTGAATATTGATATGGTGGCGTTCCGTATGATGCAGATATGGTTATTGTTCCGTCACAATTTTTAATTCCGTCACATGTACTATTTTCAAAAGTAACTTTTGTTTGGATTGGTATTGTTGCAGGACAATTTCCTTCAGTCATAGTCACACTAAACGCATAAGTACCTCCAACAGAAGCCCAACCATTTGATGGTATAGATGATGTTGAATTACTTGCAAATATACCTCCATTAACCGCAACAAATGGTGTTGTCATATCAGAACCGACAATTTCCCATCTAACACCTGTCCATACAATATTATAGCTATTATAATTCCATGTAGTTTTTCCGTTAAACATTCCATTACATGTAAATTGCCATGGGCCATAAGCTGTTGAAGTACCTATTGCAATGAAACATAGTTTTGGACAAGTACCCGATGGAGTTACCGTTGGTGTTGTAGTAACAGAAGGTGTTGGCGTTGCTGTTGGAGCTAATAATGAACATACTGTTGTAGATGAATAATCACCATAATAATCAATAACCGTACACTCATATATTCCAGCACCTACTTGTGCTAAAGTTTGTGTTCTTTGTCCATTTGCCCAATAAAAAGAATAAGGACTAGTCCCTCCAGTCACATTTAAAGATAAAATTCCATCATTTGATGTTGATGAAGATGGATAAGCAATCACATTACAACTTACCCCTAAATCAAATAATGTGAAAACATCACAGTTATTTTTTAGTCTAAATACACCACTTTTTGATGGTGTTACCGTTGTTGATGGTGTTATTGTTGGAGTATAAGTTGGCGATGCAGTTATGCTTGGCGTTATTGTATTTGTTGGTGTATATGTTTGTGTTTGTGTTGGAGTAGGTGTAATACAATTAGGTATTACCGCAACATATAATTTTTCAATACCAAAAAATGGTAAAAAATAGTTTAAATTAACTATCTCACCAACTGAATTACCTTGAATTAAATCACCGCAGCTATTTGTATAATAATAAGTACCTGTTGTTCTACCGCTACCATAAACAATAGTAGTTGTAGATGGAGTTGGTGTTGGAGTTTTAGTATTAGTTGGTGTGAATGTCGGTGTTGCAGTATTAGTTGGTGTAACCGTAGGTGTCGCTGTATTTGTTGGTGTTACAGTATTTGTTGGAGTTACTGTTGGCGTATTTGAAGCAGTTTGAGTTGGTGTTGGAGCAATACAATATTGATAACTAACACAATTACCACTACAAGTAGAATAAACATACCCTGAAGGACATGTATATCCTGATGATATATAATTTCCTGAAAGGTCTTGTGCTAACGTGAACGATGTAACACCACTAGTACTAAAAATAACATTTAAATCCGATAATGAAGTTGCACCAGTTAATTGAGATAATGTGTTATCATAAATCTCACATCCAAAACCAGCAGGGTTTGTACTACCTCCTGGAGCATTCAGTCCGTATAATTCTAATGTATGATTACCTGCTCCAATTTCAACAGGATAAACATGCCAATATGTAAACGCACTTAAAGATAAAGAATAAGTTGCTGGTGGTACTTTAGTATTTAAAATTTGAACACCGTCCAATACAAGTCTGAATTCATTATCTGCAGCGATACCAACATAATATGTTTTTGTTGATATAAATCCAGTTAAACATTGTGAAAATCCTAACCAAGTGTTAATTGGTGTCGCATTTAATGCTGTAGTATCCCATATTCCAGTTCTGTTTAAAGGACCTTGGTTAGTTACTGTGGTTGGATTTGCCCAAATATTTGGAGTTGTTACAATTCCATAAGTTGAACCCGTTCCGCAAACAGAAAATCCTGGTTTATAAAATACCGCACCATATTGTGAATATAACAAATATTTAATTCTAACCGCGGGTAACGGTGATGACGGTGGTGTCGCATTCGTAACTATTTCCCTAAAACAAGAATTGTCGTCGTAAGGAGTCCAAGTATATAGGGAATTACAGTCTGAACAGTTATATGCCATTTATTAATTTATTATATCTTATAATTATAAGAATTGATTATATTTTGTATAGTTGTCAAATTCAAGAACAAATTACAAAATTACTAATTTTGCCCGCCGTGTTTATTAGAACCGCATAATAATCGGACCCAAAACCCATTTTAATCCATTTATTTTGACCATTGTATACGTTATACAAAATAATACCTACCGCAGTTTCGTAAACTGTAACTCCAACAACTGGAACTGAATTTGCTTCACTAATAAAAGTGTAATAATTTTCTAAAGTGATTGTGTCATTACAAGTACTTCCCGAAGTATTATATCTGTTTTGTCCAATTGCATGTTTTGCGATTGCTGGTGTTAGAGATGGTGATGGTGTAAATGTAGGTGTACAAGTTTGTGTTGCGGTTTGTGTTTGTGTTTGCGTTGGTGTTTGTGAAAACGTCGGTGTTTGACTGGCAGTTTGTGTTGGAGTCAATGTTGGTGTCGGTGTAAATGATGGTGTTGGTGTTGGCGTTATATAAACAATGTCTCCATCAATACATCCATTAACATCTACAATTTTTATAACAATATTCGTTTCATCATATGGCGGTGGAACGTCAAAAACATAAGGAAATGTTGATACTGTTGCGACATATACACAACTTGCACTAAATGAATTACAGTAGTAAACATCTACTGGTGTATTTGCGGTTACTGATTTTATGGTTACTTGTTGACTCACGATACTGTTGTTGTTCCAGAGATTATGCAATTATTACCATCAATCAACTTTAACATGTAAGCAGATAAATTGTTATAAGGTGCTGGTATGTCAAAAACATATGGTATTGAGCTTGTTGTTGTTATATAGAAACAAGACGAACCATTTGTTTGACAAACATACACATCATAAGGTGTTTGTCCTGTTACATTAGATATTGTTACTTGAACTGCCATTATTATTTAAATATTTAACATCCGTATGTTCCAAAGTTTATATTCGGATTGTCCGAACCAATAATACATGCTCCACATATATTAGCCCCTGTTGAGAAGTATTGACCTTGTGTACATGCATCAACCGCTCCATAAGATTCTCCCGCAGGAATAAACACACCGAATGAAGTTGAATTATTGTTTGATAATTTACTACTACATGATATGTAACTATTACGGTATTGATAATAAACAATAATTTCAACTGTTGTATCAACAGTTACAGGTGTATCTAAAATTACAGATGCCCCCATATAGTCATCAATCGTTCCTCCAAGACAAGGTTGCATATATCCACCAGCTCCAGTCACTGTTTGTTGAGGGGGAGTAACAGGTGTTAAACAATCATCACAAGAAGTATAAACTGTTGATGGAGCATTTGCAAAATAGTTTCCTTGGAATGTTATTGGTGTCATTGTAGGTGGTGCAATATAATCTACTTCAAATCTTCCATTATAAACCCAACAATTTCCTTGGTCATCTTTAAAGGATTCTCCAACAATAACTGTGAATGACACTTGTTGAGTTTGAATTACCTGAGCAAATGATGTGAACTTACCAAATTGTATTTGTTGACAACTTTGATAAACATAAACCCAAACAGGAGTTGGTGTTGGTGATTTTGTTATTGAAGGTGTTGGTGTGTTTGATGCTGTTTGTGTTTGAGTTGGTGTTACTGGTGGCGTTTCAGTTGGAGTATTACTTGGTGTTTCAGTTGGAGTACTTCCAAGTGTTGATGTTGGTGAAGGAGTTGGTGTTTGTGTTAATGTTTGGGTTGGTGTTACTGGTGGAGTTGCGGTTGCCGTTGGCGTAAGTCCTGCAGTTGCCGATGGTGTTTGAGTAGGTGTTGTTGTCACTGATGGTGTCGGTGTTGGCACATTTGAACAGTTTGCACAATTTGAGTAAATTTGGAATATTTGATTAACAATAGAGTTTGAAGAGAAATTAGTATCATTTCTTGTATATGTCACACAAACATTCTCATTATTAATTAAAGCAAAGAATGTCATTCCTGTAACTACAGTTATTCCATTGTATGATAAATTACTTGAAGTATAAAGTTCCATGCCTGTGTTGCAGTTTGTAAGAACCTTAACAGAAACACAACTAAATGTTTCATCTAACATATTGAAAGTTGCTTGACCTGCAACATCCACAGTTCTTGTTATTGTTACTGTAGGTGTTAATGGTATTGTTGGCGTAACTGCTGGTGTATATCCACTCATTGAAAAGGTAACCGCCTTTCCATCACAAATAATTCCTGTTGGAGATGGTGTCGGAGTAACTCCGATAGAACCTATATCAAAATTGACATCGTCACAAGCAACACTTGGTGTAGGTGTTGGTAATGGTTCCCAATCACAATCAAAATAAGCATTAAAATTAAATGTATTACAGTTAATTGGTGTTGGTGTTGGTGTAGGACAAATTCCACCTGTAAACCCATTGGCCAATATATCAGGACATTGTGAATAACAAGGAGAAGCTCCTTGTAAAATACAAGTACCTCCAAGACTACTTGATAAACACCAATACTCTGTTGAACCTGTTACATAATAAATGTAACCTGTTGTCGCACCATCACCCACATAATATGGTTTACCATTATAAAATCCAGTTTCGTCATAATTTCCGTTGTAGTTAATTACGCTTGAAAGTGTTGAACTTAAACAAAATGATGTATAGATACATGCTGGTGGTGTAGATGAAACAGTCGGCGTATTTGTAGGTGTTGGATAAGGTGTTGGAGTTGGAGTTGGTTGTGCCAAACAATCAAAACAATTCTGGTATAATGGTGAACCAATGTTATCTCCACCTGGACCTGAAAATTCAACAAACCCATAACATACACCATCATAAACATATGCTGCGCCTACAAATGCTGTGTCTTCCTCAACATTGAAATAAAATACTTCTCCATCGGAACATCTTGTTAATAACGCGGCTTTATTACTTGACCTTGGACAAATTGGGTCACCACATCCTGCACCTGTCATTAAGAATGAAACTCCTGCTCCATTATATTGAGGACCTGAACCATCATTAACAACCGTAGTTGCACATCCATCAAATGATGTACTTCCTGTAATGTAATAAGTTACTCCAATCGTTGAGGGAATTGCTGGGTCATTAAATCTGAAAATATTCTCACTATTAGAACAATCTACAAATTGAACCGCAAATCCTGGTGTTGGTGTTGGTGACGCAGTTATACTTGGTGTTGGTGTCTGAGTTTGTGACGCAGTTATACTTGGTGTTGGTGTCTGAGTTTGCGACGCAGTTATACTTGATGTTGGTGTTATAGTTGGCGTCGGGTCTGGCGTAGGTGTCTGAGTTTGTGATGCTGTTATACTTGGAGTTGGTGTCTGAGTTGGTGTTGGTGTTTCACTTGGTGTTTCACTTGGTGTTACTGGCGGTGTTTCACTTGGTGTTACTGGCGGTGTTTCACTTGGTGTTACTGGCGGTGTTTCACTTGGAGTTACTGGCGGTGTTTCACTTGGTGTTACTGGCGGTGTTTCACTTGGTGTTTCACTTGGTGTTGGCGTAGGTGTTGTAGTTGGATATGGACTTGCGCCAGGACTTAATGTTGGAGTTTGAGTTGGAGTTTCTGAAGGTGTCTGTGTTGGAGAAGGTGTTGGTAGAGTACAATATTGAATGTCGGTAACTCTTCCATCTTGAACACTTGGCAGTCCAACATGATAAACTTGTAAGTTATTCGGGTCATTATAATATCCTGGCGTATTAACAGGATTTATTAATGATGCGTCGGCGTATAAATCAGTACCCACACCCAAAGAACCACAATAATAAATTGTTAATGGATATAATTGAGCACAAGCATCGTTAAGTGATAATCCTGAGAAACCATTGAAGGAAACAACAGAACATATTGGTGTTGGAGTTTGGGTTGGTGTTTCTGTATTTGTAGGTGTTTGTGTTGGAGTTTCACTTGGTGTTTGGGTATTAGTTGGAGTTGGGTCAACAGTACAACAAGTTAAATTATTAGTTATTGTAGACGTTATTCCTAAAGCTGTTGGTACATCATTTATATGATAATACAAATATGGCACCCCGATAATATTATTATTACATAAAGTATTATAATAAGGGTCAGCAGAATAAAAAATCATATCTAAAGAAAAACCCGTATTACAATCATAATACCACGCCCAAACGGTATTATTCCAATTTGTTGTAGTGTTACCCGTAGCACTATCTATATCATTATTAGTAACAATAACATCATAATATGTACAACTACACGGAGTAGTTTCAGTAGGTGTTTGTGTTTGAGTTGGAGTTGGTAGTAAACAGTATTGAATGTCAGTGACTCTTCCATCTTGAACACTTGGCAGTCCAACATGATAAACTTGTAAGTTATTCGGGTCATTATAATATCCTGGTGTATTAACAGGATTTATTAATGATGCGTCGGCATATAAATCAGTACCCACACCTAAAGACCCACAATAGTAAATTGTTATTGGATATAGTTGAGCACAAGCATCGTTCAATGATAGTCCTGAAAAACCGTTGAATGAAACAACAGAACATATTGGTGTTGGTGTTGGTGTAACAGGTGGTGTTGAATCTGGCGTTGATGGTGGTGTTGAATCTGGCGTTGGCGTAGGGGTTGTAATGTCACCAGGGCAGTAAGTACCACAAGTACCTATTAAAGTTAAGAATCCTACAGGTCCAGTCAATCCTCCACTGACACAAATACTACCACCGTAATCTAAAGATTCATTAGCATGATAAACCCCATTACAATCATAATAATAGAAACCAGTCAACGGCCCTGAATTATTATAGTAATCTTGACAATCAATACAAGGGATTGTTGGTGTTGGTGTTGGAGTCACAGATGTTTCGGTTGGTGTTGGTGGAGGAGAACAAGCTCCGTCATAACCATATATGTATATTGGAGTAAAACCATCATAATTCACATTTATAAATGAGGCAACTCCTGACGAACCGAAGAAGTAACATTGGAATGTTCCATCACTGTCTGTGATTGTTATATTTTGTCCTGGAACACCTACAGAATAGTAAACATCTAAAGTATAAGTTCCAACTTGTGTTGTTTCTAAATTAGTTCCATCACCTGTTTGGTTTGGTAGAGGAACTCCTCCAGCATAAGTCGCTTGGACTCCATTGAAGTATACATCGTTTATGACAATGTCTAGTGAACTATTACTTATGAAAATATTTGCAGCCATTAATTTATTCTTACTCTATAAATAACCTGACTATTGGTTTTTAAAGATATTAAAATATAGTTTTATTGAAAACTAAATAAAGATAGGTTTAGACTATATTTATCATATATGAAACTTCTAAAGACCATAAAGAAAATTATACAAGAAGCTGAGGACCAGTATAACGCTGCCTCAGAAACAAACGTACCCTTAGAAGAATTGGATAGACTAGAAAAACACTATAAGGACTCATTAAAACTCCTTAAATTATACAATTCAAAACAAGAACAAAAAAAGAAAATATAGTTTAATTTTTTATTGCCTCACAAATTCCACCCTCAGATTTGAGCTCAAAGCCTTTGTTCTTTAACCAGTTATAAATCTCATCTTTTTTATCTTGAGATAAATTATAATCTTCAAAAATAATAAAATTGGGTAATGAAACTTTAGTTTCATCAATCCCCATAATTAATTGAGCATCTAACCCTTCAACATCAAGGTGTAACCAATCAATTTGCCCACCACATTCTGATAGAATCAAATCGGTAATACTAATAGAGCTTTTTTTAGTTGAGTGAATTTCTTCTTTTTCCCAATGTTTAATAACACTTTCAACTATGGTATTTGTATATCCCTCACCTCCCTCAAAAAATTCAACCTCTCCACCATTTGGTGTTATTAAATTTTGAATTGGTTTAACGAGTGAGTTTTTAGTATAATTTTGTTTTAACTTATTAAATTGTTTGTCTGAAGCTTCAACTAAAACAACCTTACATTCTCTATTTTGAACTATTGGTACCCACTCTCCAAACTCACCATCATGTGTTCCGATAACTAACCCTGTTGGGAATTTTCCATTAGATAATAATGATTTATTATAGGCCCATAAAGACTTATAGAAATGGTTTCCGTGCTCCATGATGTCCCATTTTTTGGTATACACAATTACTCCTCTTGAATCAAGAATTTCAACATCAAACATTTCTGTATTAGGATATGTAGCAAACCAATTATCATTTAAGTTTGATGACCATTGTACATCTCCACTAACATGCTTTCTAATGTTTAACTTTAATGGTAAATTTTTGTTGTATTTGCTAATGTGTCCAACACTAACTTTAATACCGTCTGAATTATATGTTACTGTTATCATTTCTTATGTTTTTCTATAAAATAATTTATGTCTTGACTCCATAATGTCATCGCTTCTTCTTTAATCTTACTTTCTTCCCAATCCCACCAAGCAATATCTAAGAGGTCTTTAATTTGTTGTTCTTCAAATCTGTACTTTAAATGTTTTGCAGGATTACCACCAACAACGGAAAATGGTTCAACGTCTTTGGTTACTAATGCACCCGCAGCAACAATTGCTCCGTGTCCGATTTTAATACCAGACATTATTGTTGACTTGGCACCAATCCAAACATCACTACCAACTATAATATCACCTTTACAAGATGGATGACCCATCTCCATGTGTAATGATGCAATTTCAGGTGTAACAGGTCCCCACAGTTGGGAGGATGTTGTTATCCAATCAGGTCTATGGTTTGCATGTAAAAAGAAATTACAATCTCTTCCGATAGAACAGTATTTCCCAACGTGTATATGGTAATCATTACTCCAAGAAATTATGTTGACGTTTCTATCAAAATAACTTCCTCTATCAGCATGCCATAAATGTATATTCTCAATCATTAGTTAGTTACGTTAAGTGTACTATGTTTTATTTTTTTAATTGTATTGGTAATATCATATTCAACACCCATATATTTAAATAACACTTTTGGAATATTAAATTTATCAAACCCTAAATCAATGAGTGAGTCTTTATTAATTACATAATCATAAAAGGTATCATTTATAGTAATCCTTACCTCTTTTGGTTCAGAAACATAATAAAATAATAGTTTTATTGTCTCATCAACCTCATCGTTTTTATTTATAAAAAATTTAACTCCTTCTGCTGGTGATGAATTGAAAAAGTCGTGACCTTCGTAGTAATATATTTCATCTTCTACAGGCGTTTCTGCAATTTCAGATTTTGTTGTACCAATAATTCTTTCTAACCATTTAAATGCGTGGTCTCCTTTAACCGCAAAATAACTTTCTTCTGAGATTAACGACTTAAATTGTGTTAGATTCTTTCTATCAAAAATCATAAGGTGTAATCCTACTTTCCATATCTCATTTCCTCTTTTGGATGGGAAAATTATATTTTCATGTGGGTTGTCAAAATAATGTTTTACATTATCATCAATTTTTAAATCATATATCATATGGTAAAAACAATCATAATTTAACATTAATGCAATATCACTTAATTGTCTAACTTGAAGTAATCCCGCCCATCCGTAGTCAGGATATGTTGTTGTTATTACAATTTTCTCATCACCTAAAGGTAGTTGTCTCCATATGTACATTGCCCTTTTGGGCCAATCTAACACAGGATTGTCTTTGGTTAAGAAATAGTAATCACATTGTTTTTGAATACTTTCAGGTAAAACAATAGGACTAACCACTATAACATCTAAACCATAAGATTTAACTATGCCAATATTTTTCTCAAGAACATCTAATTTTTCCTGATTATCACAGTAAGTACTGATTAACGCTACTTTATTCATTGTCCTTCAGTTGGTTCTTTTAAGATATCCATTAGGGTTAAATGTTGCATTCTCACCATAAAAATCACACCATTTTCTATCAACCGTAAAGTCTTTATTGTTATTGATAATTTCATCCATAACCTGTAATGGTCCACCACCATATGTTGGGTTATAACCTAAATCACTTAATACTCCGTCTTCAATAATATAGTACGAACCTAAAGTTACTACTGATTTGAATTTATTGAACGCCTCCAATACTTCGTGAGCATGATGTGAACCATCATCAATTACCAAAACTTTTTCAAAACCGTTAGCCAAACTAATATCATAGTTTTGATATCCTTCAGTGAATCGTTTAATTCTTGAGTTATTAATAATTTGTGGGTCAGTAACATCCTCCATTATATTAATTGTATGAACTTCTCCCTTACCGATAATATCTAATAAGTCAGCGTAATATAAGGCACCACCTCCTTTGTAAGTACCAATCTCAATAATTAAGTCAGGTTTAAGTTCATTTATTATCATTTGATACATCGTAACATCAAATGGACATTTGTGCATTATAACCCCTCTATATGTCGTATTTAAATGTCCTATTTCAATAGACTTTAAATCAGTATTAAATGTTTGTAATGGTTTCTTCTTGTATATCGCAACAGAATCATTCCATAATCTATCTCCTTCGTGTTCTGCTGGTGGAGTTGTCTCATCTATGTAGTGTTCAACTAATTCAATATCATATCCTTCTCTTTTACCCCACTTTTCTAAGGCTTTCCAACTATCAATATAGAATCTCCAATTGTCACCAGGCCATCCGTGGTATGGTCCATTTGAAGGTGCTTGAACATATAGATAACCACCAGGTTTTACCACTCTACACATTTCTAAGAATGTTACCCAAAACATATCATCGTGTTCAAAACAAGACGATGATGTAACAATATCAAAATGTTCATTATCAAAAGGGATATTATGAGCATCAGAAACAACATCAACATTTGGACCTGCTTCCATATCCAAACCAGTGTAGATTCCTTTCTCAAAAATTGGTTTTAATGTTCCGTTAACATCGTATGAACCAACGTCAAGAATTTTTTTACCCTCTAAGTTTGGAGTGTATTTTATTGCGAATTTTTCCGCGTTTACATAAGCTGAATGATGCATGTTATTGTATTTTTAAAAGATTATTATAAATTTTGACCTTACTATGGGTTTTAACTATCTCAATAATATAAGATTTTTTTTCTAAAAAAACATTTGATAGGTAAAAAACCCAATAATTCATTAGTTGTTGATTCTCTAATTTTTCAATGATATTACCATCTAAGTCAGATATTATGAAATCAACATTCTCATCAATCTTTTTAGAAGTTAAAAATGAGTTCTTCTCAAAGAAAATAGAATTGTTTGAATAGGTTACTAACAATTCTTCACAATCAAGTACAGTGTTTCCATATGTCCTCTCTATGGATTGGAATCTACCAATGTCTTTTAGCCCGTGAAAGAATACCACATCATTTTGATGTTTTGGTAACACCAAAAATGGAGACAACCCTGTCATATGAAATGGATGATTGGTATCTGAAAATTTACCCATATCAATGTCGTCACATTCTTCAATATCACATAAATGAAGACAATCAAATAATTTATATTTTGAAAGAATTAGATTAGCTGAGTCCTCATCATGAAAGGCAAATATACCAGGTTCACTATCCTTATACGTTTCATATAGGTCAATCTGTTCTTGGAAAAACCATCTTGAATTTTCATCAAACAACATAATGTTTGTCTTTCTTCTTGGATAAACACATACCTCTACCCCAACTTTATTCGCAACAATATCAATCGTACTGGTCCACTGCTCACCTTCAACCAATCCACTTAAATAAATTCTGTCATGAGTGTGTGAATTGATTAATGGAAAGTTGGTTAATCTTGAAAAATACTTACTGATGTCGTCAGCACTAACTGTTAAGCTAACATCACTATCAATAAAGATGAATTTTTTGTTTGGTAAGAAATTCAAAACATCCAACATTAATTTTGGTTTGGAGCTAATAATGTTTTCATCTCTTCCTCTATAATCTTTTTTTCCCTCAGGTATGTCAATTCTTTTGAATATAAATTGACCACTTGTTAAAAATTTTTTAGGTATTTGATAATCAAAATTTATGGTATAGATAACACACATCCTATTAGAATATTTGTTAATTGAATCCATCAAATATGGCACTGTCTGAGAGTAATTCTCTGTAAATCCAAACACCCAATAAAAGTCTTCAGCAAACTGTTTATCATATCTACCGAATATTTGGTTTCCAACCTTTTGAAAAATGGTGTGGTTCTTCCTAATAAAATGATAGATTAACTTCTCCTCTTTATTTACAATTAACTTACCACCACTCCAACAAACATCGTAACTGTTTTTTCCACCATTATTTGTTTCGGTATTCATTGAGTAGATTATCTTGGTCTTATAGTTGTTCATCGCAATGACAGATAACTCTTGTTCTCCGTAACCATATATGTCTTCCTGTACTAATGTTTCATAGTATCTATCGGTCTTCATTAAGTCGTGGAATTCTTTGGTATTTCTAACAATCATCAAAGGCCCACTCAATCTGTTATGGTATACTTCATCACCCACAGAGATAAAATCATAACGATTAACACTATCCAATATGGTTTGATTAATATCACCAAACATTGTATCAATATCGTATATTCCAACATATGGGTAGTTTCCAACGTAGTCAGAAAACATCTCAAAATAAGCTAATTTGAAATCAATAATCTTCTTTGGGTGTGATATCTTATCAACTTTAATGTTTGATGTTTTATTAAATCTCTCTAAAAATTCAGTTTCATCTATGTAATTTAAATGAAAGTTGTCATGTTTAATTTGAGAAAAATCGTACTCTCTATCGTTGGTAAAGAAGTAAAAGTCGGCACAGGATATTGTCCCTATTGTTTCAAGATGATACTGGAAATAGTCAGGTATTTTACCTAACCACACTTCAACTAACCCTACTTGTTTTTCCACTATTATAATGTTTTATTCCAATATTCTAAAAAATTAGATATTGTTTGTTTATCTCTTTTTTCCAATTCTAATAAATGGTCTCTAACCAACCCAATCGTTTGGTCTGCCCATTTTATATTGTTCATCCCATATGCAACACCGCACATTTGAATAGGGTTTTCTAATCTATATTCCGATGGTGTTATATTCTCATTTGGATTCAAAATAATACTCTTGGTTCCACACAGAGCGGCTGCCGTGGTATAATATGACTTATCATCAAAAGTTAAAACATATTCATACTTGTTGAACTCGTCCGTTAAATAATCAAGATTTTTTTGTCCGTTATAATGTGATATTTCTGTTGACCCAAATTGTTTTAAAAATTCTAACCCCCATTCAGGAGTATTCTTATGGATTATATGTCCAAAACCTTTTCTACTTGGATTATTTTTATCATAAAACTTATCAAACTTATAATCAAAAATAGTCAATTTAGTTTGTTTAATTCCTTCAGGAACTTGAAATGTTCCAAAATTACAAACATATTCATTATCACCAAATGTCTCCCATTGCACAGACTCATAATCGTGTAATACCCATCTTACATTATGAATTGTATTCATCGGGTTACCCCACGTTATTTGAGTGTATATTGAAACTGTTCTTTCAGGATTATATCCAAATGGTGTCCAATAAAATTTATTCCACCACCCATCATCTTCATTTCTTTTTTCAACGGGTATTACTCCAATATTTTCATGAGGATAAAACGGTTCATTAAAAATATAAACGTAGTGACCCTGATTAGCCAGCTCATAAGCCAACCTATGACAAGCAATTGATGCACCCTTTGTCTCATACCCAATTGAATGAATTGTATCTACAATAAAAGTTATTTTATCTGAACTATGTTTAAGGACCATGTTAATTTTTTTTGAATTTACCAGGAACTCCAACATATGTCCCACCTGTTATAATATTTTTTACAACCGTTGCATTTGACCCAATTGTTACATTTGAACACACATGAATTTTTTCTCTGATTGAAGAATTAGTTCCCATATAAACATTTTCTCCTAAAATAACATTACCCGAAATAATAGCACCTGGCATCGCACTAAAGTAATCTCCAATTATTGAATCATGACCGATTTGATTTCCTCTATTTAATATTGAATGTTTTCCAACTTTAATATTGGTTGTTAATATTGAATACGCTCCGATAAAACTTCCTTCACCGATTTCAATATTGTTATCCATACTAAGAACTGTTGGGTGAACAAACGTGAAATATTTTGTTTCTTTTGGAAGTGAGTCAACAATTCTTTTTCTATCGTTTACATCCGATACCGCGACCATCATAACATATTCAGACGGGTCAAATGAACTAATAGGTTTAGTCTTTTCTGTTACATAGTCATCATCAACAAAGAAGGTCACATCTTGACCTATCTGTACCGCAACCTCACGAGCATGCCCCCCGTATCCAAATAATGCTAATTTCATTTGTTATAAATTTCGTATTTTGATAAGTCAGGATAAGGTAATTCCAAATCCGCATTATGTTTTTTTGTCCCATCTAAATTGTAGAACTGTGTCATCATCAATAACCCTCTTGCCGAAAGTTCTGGCATCATATAAAAATTCCAACCGAGCATGTCAAAATGGTCATCATGATATGAACATTCTCTCCTTCCACTAAATCTTGCTCTTTTGAACCATAACATCGCCTGATAATCATCGGTAATAATTGCACCACCTTTGCTCAATTTTAAGGTCTTATACGGACCTGTAAAAGATAAACACATGTGAGTACCCGCTTGGTACATATCAGCCGTAAATCTGAGTGCTGAGTCTACTACGTTGGATGGTGATAGGGTATAGGCTCCTTTGATTGTTTTTCCTTCAACAGGTGTAAAATTAACTTTCAATCCTGCATGAATTATTTCACAAGGAACCGAAGGATATGTCTTTGATGGACAATCAACAGTATCACTCGTTAATGTTTTTTTAATGTTTTTTTCATAGTATAACGCCAAAAATAATGCGTTACTCATGTTATCTAATGCGATTGCATGAGGGGCTCCCGTGTAGTCACACAGAGCTTTTTCAAAATCTTCTGTTATTTTATGTACTCCTTGTGCCATAATATTTAGTTTTCAATTGAAATTATAACACATATCCTTTATATTTTCAATAAATAATTTAACAAATGAGCAAACCTAAAATTTATGCCCACGGTTCTTACGTTGGTGACACAGGATATAATCAACACACAAGAGATTTTTTCAGACATTTAGATAAACACGCAGATATTAAAGTTAGAAACTTTACTGTCGGTAAATCGTGGAAAGGATACAATAAAAATGCTCATGATAATGAACATTATTTTAATGAGATTGATAAAAAATTATTATACAAACAAATCCTTTGGAACTCAGATAAAACAAGAGGTGATTTCCCTTTATACCCTGATGTATCTAAAGAGTTTGAACCTGATGTCAATATTGTATTGTGTGAAACAAATCATCACATTTTTTACGATAACTACGATGGTCCAAAAATTGCCTACAACGTATGGGAATCAACCTTACAACCTCAACAATACTTTAATAAGTTAAAAGAGTTTGATGAAATGTGGGTTCCATCAAAATGGCAAAGAGATTGTACCATTGCACAAGGTTATGACCCAAATAGAATTAAGGTGGTACCTGAAGGTGTTGATGTAAACACATTCTACCCTGACACAGAGGTTACTCACCCATTAACAAAAGATAAGTTCACATTCTTTTTAGCAGGAAGATGGGATTATAGAAAGTCCATCAAGGAGGTTATTGAAACTTTTGTAAACACATTCAATAATAACGAACCTGTTGAATTAATTGTTTCTGTTGATAACCCATTCTCAAATGATGGATTGAATTCAACTGAAGAAAGATTAAAACATTATGGTTTGGAAGATGATAGGATTAAGATTCTTCATTTCCCACCAAGAGAAGAATATATTAGACTATTAAAATCTTGTAGTGTATTTGTATCTTGTGCAAGAGCTGAAGGTTGGAACTTACCTCTTATTGAAGCGATGGCTTGTGGTACTCCATCAATCTATTCAGATTGTTCAGGTCAATTAGAATTTGGTGAAGGTAAAGGTATTCCTGTTAAGATATCACACGAATTACCAGTAAGTGCTAGCACATATAATCATTTCAATGATAATGTTGGAAATTATTATGAACCCGATTTTGATGATTTAGGTGAAAAGATGATTGCGGTTTATGGTGATTATAAAAGATATAAAACATTTGCATTAGTAGAATCAGAACAGATTAGAGAAGAATTTAATTGGGAACGTATTGCTGAAATAGGATTGGAAACAATTAACGATTTCTTAGAAAGAAAACCTTGGTTAGATAAACCAAAAAAAGAAAATAGATTTATTATAAATTACTTAGATGGTCCAAGATTTGAAGTTTTAGGTGATGAGAAAAAAGAATATTTTGTTGAGTTCATCAATGGTGATAATGATAAGGTAATTCATTCTCAAACAATTACCAATAATATGTGGGTTGCCAGCTCCAAAAAATATTTCATTCCTTGGATTATAAAAGTTAACGGAGAAATTGTTGATAGATTTAGTTTGGAGAATAAAACTGTTTTAATCTCTTTTGAAACAAAGGCTATCGGTGACACATTAGCATGGGCACCTTATGCAATTGAATTAATGAATGAAAAAAAATGTAAGGTTGTTTTAAGTACATTCCACAATGAATGGTTTGAAGGTTCCAAAGATTATAGTGACATTTCATTCATAAAACCTGGTGAGTCAACTAATTGTGATGTGGTCTATAGATTAGGTTGGTTTAAAGATGATAATCAAACTTGGAGAAAGTTTGATAATTATCCAACTCAGATTAATCTAATTCCTCTACAACAAACCGCAACAGATATCTTAGGTTTGAAATACAGGGAGATGAATTATAGTTTAAATTTCACACCTAAAGCAAGACCAATAAAAAAGAAATATGTTGTTTTTGGTCCTCAATCAACTGCGGGTTGTAAAGAATGGGTTTTTGAAAATTGGGTTACCCTTTCAAAAATGTTAAAAGAATTGGGATATGAAGTTGTAATTTTATCATTAAAGAAATACAATATTGATGGTGTCATACACAACCATACCAAAGATTGGTCTGAAGTTATGAATGTTTTATTCCACGCAGATTTCTTCGTAGGTTTAAGTTCAGGTCTATCTTGGATGAACTGGGCGTTAGGTAAAAAAACAGTTATGATTGCAGGATTCAGTGAAAATAATCATGAGTTTTCATATAACATGACAAGAGTTTCAAACAACCTTTGTATTAAATGTTGGAATGACCCTGTGTTAACGTTTGATGGTGGTGATTGGGATTGGTGTCCAGTTTATAAAGGAACTGAGAGACAACATATTTGTCAAAAATCTATCACACCATTACAAGTGTTTAATAGTTTGCCGTTATAATTTAAAGTGATTTGTAAACAACAAGAATCTTTGGAACATCTTGTCTTTCACCATGTACAAGGAAAAAACAATCAATTTTTCCTGATTCAGATTTGATGTATATTTGATTGTCTTCAATCTTATCAACCCAATGTGGTGTGTATTCGCCGTTTGGTGTTAGCTGAACTGTTGTTGTATTTACATCTACCAACCCTGACCAATATTCAGGTAATTCAATTATATCTGAGTTTGTTCTTCCCCTATGATAAACTGCATGTTCAGGTCCTTCCAAACAACCATAAGTAATTCTATATCCTTCTTTTGTTGGGTGGGCAATATCAAACGATTTTGTTGTCGCACTTAACGAACCAGTAATTGTTGTATTTCCTGAGGTTGTTGTATTTCCCGTATAGTTAAAATTGACATATGCGTTAATAGAATCATCATTAACATCAAAAACAGCACCCGTGTCTCCTGATATACCCCACAACAAATTAGAGGTAGGGTCATCAATCACTTCCATAAACGTTCCTGTCTGACCAGTTACAGTTAATATACTCGCAGAACTATTACCTGAAAGCACGGTTACACCATTTACGGTTAAACCTGTAGACTTTATGTTATTAGTATCAAAAACGTTTATATTTGCCATTGTTTATAAATATCAATTATTTTTTATTTTGTCTTATGGACATCCACCTACGTAATTTGTTGTGACTCCATCTATTGTAGCGTTACTTGTATAGGAATACCCATTTGTTTCTGCAACACTTGCACTTCCGTATCCACAATTTGAAATAGTACCATTTATATTATCAATTATTTGAACTTCGGTATAGTCAGGTGTGGTGGATATTAATTCATAAGTTATAACATCATTACTATTAACTGAAAACGAATTATTACCTTGTCCAGATTGGTTTACTATTAAAACAGCGTTCTTGTATATGTTCAAAGTATTTGTTCCAGTGTTTATAAAATTATTTGTCCATGAAATTGTAAATGTTCCTGGTGGTGTTTCTGTTGGTGTTTGAGTTGGTGTTTGGGTAGGAGTTTGGGTAGGAGTTTGGGTAGGAGTTGGGGTTTGGGTAGGACAAGTTGTACAAGCTTCGTATGGTATTGCATAATAATATCCTCCTAAAGTATTCAATAGTATTTGGAACATTCTAACTGTTTCAGTTCCTTGTAATTTTAACCAAATAAAATTAGACGTTGCTCCATCAATAATTGCACTTCTTACTTGTATACTATTATCACAGAAATCTGAACCAGCAGTTCTACTGTTAATTATTCTGAAATTATCAATAGGAATTATCCCACTTTGATAACATACATCACTTTGGCTTGTGAAACTAAATGATGCTACAAATGTTGCAAATGGTGTAGGAGTTGGTGTTGGTGTTACTGCTGCGGTTCCTGTTTGTGTTTGAGTTGGTGTTGGTGTTTGTGATGCAGTTATACTTGGTGTAGGTGTTTGTGTTTGACTAGCAGTAATTGATGGTGTAGGAGTTTGAGTCTGAGTTGCGGTATTAGTTGGTGTAGGAGTTTGAGTCTGAGTTGGTGTCTTAGTTGAAGTATTTGTCGGAGTATTTGTTTGAGTTGCGGTATGTGTTGGAGTTGGTGTTATACCTGGTGCATCACAATATACGTAATCAATACATCCACCACTACATACTGAATAAACCGCAGGATAAGTACAAGTATACCCTGAAGATAAATAATAACCTGAAGTATCTTGTACTATTTCAGCTGTTGTGTATCCGCTACTTGACCAAATAATATTCAAATTACTTGTTGAAGTTGCTGCGGTCAATTGGGTTAATGTATTATCATAAATTTCCATACCAAACCCTGCAACTACTCCATAATCTAAACCATATAATTCAAGAGTATGATTACCCGCAGGAATTGTTACAGGATAAACATTCCAATATTTAAATTTATCGCTAGCTGGCATACTACCATAAGTCGTATCAATTATAACTTGACCATCTAACACAAGTCTGAATTCATTATCCGCACCCGTACCAATGTAGTAAGTCTTGGTCGCATTAATTGTTGACGCCGATAAACAAGTTGAAAATCCTATCCAAGTATTTTGTAAAGTATCTGCAGTGTACCAAATTGCACTTCTATTCATTGGTCCCGTAGAACTATTTGGTACTTGATTGTACCAAATGTTATTTGTTGTTGATGTTGCTTGTACTGACCCAGTTCCACCAATAGTATATCCAGAGTTAAAGAATCTTGTACCATTTATTGAATAATCAACAAACCCAGTTCTTTGTAATGGTACTGTATATGTTGGAGGAGTTGCGGCACTTACTGTTTGTTTATAACATTGAGTACTACTATATGGAACCCACCCTGTTCCTGTACAAGATGCACAATTATAAAGAACTGATGATGGTGTTACTGTTTGAGTTGGAGTATTAGTAGGGGTTGAAGTATTAGTTGGCGTATTAGTTGGTGTTGGAGTATTAGTTGGTGTTTGTGTTTGTGATGCAGTTATACTTGGAGTTGGTGTTTGAGTCTGAGTTGCGGTATTAGTTGGAGTTACTGTTTGGCTAGCGGTTATACTTGGTGTAGGAGTTTGGGTTTGTGATGCGGTTATACTTGGTGTAGGAGTTTGGGTTTGTGATGCGGTTATACTTGGTGTAGGAGTCTGAGTTTGAGTTGCGGTATTACTTGGTGTCACAGTTTGTGATGCGGTGATTGAAGGCGTAGGAGTTTGTGTTTGAGTTGCAGTATTACTTGGTGTCACAGTTTGTGATGCGGTGATTGAAGGCGTAGGAGTTTGTGTTTGAGTTGCAGTATTACTTGGTGTTACGGTTTGTGATGCGGTGATTGAAGGCGTAGGAGTTTGTGTTTGAGTTGCAGTATTACTTGGTGTTACGGTTTGGCTAGCAGTAATTGAAGGTGTTGGAGTTTGTGTTTGAGTTATTGTTGGAGTTGGTGTTGAGCCTTGTGTTGGTGTTTGACTAGCAGTAATTGATGGTGTAGGAGTTTGTGTTTGAGTTGCAGTATTACTTGGTGTTACAGTTTGTGATGCAGTTATACTTGGTGTAGGAGTTTGTGTTTGAGTTGCGGTATTACTTGGTGTTACGGTTTGGCTAGCAGTAATTGAAGGTGTTGGAGTTTGTGTTTGACTTGCAGTATTTGTTGGTGTTACTGTTTGAGATGCGGTTATTGAAGGCGTAGGAGTTACTGTTGGCGTTTTTGTTAAAGTAGGACTTGCAGTGATACTTGGAGTTGGAGTAGGACTTGTTCCAACTGTTGCTGTCGGAGTTGTTGTTGGTGTTGTCGTTGGAGTTGGTGTAGGTGGAATAAACGTAAGAACCGCTCTCGCAATTGCATTTATTTTAAAATTACCTTTATTTACCCTAATTGACATTATTTAACTTTATTTACTTAGGACACATTTAGTGTTGCAATCCAATAAGTGGAATAAAGTAGACCAGTATTACTATTTGAATTAATTATAAATCCATTTACCGTCACACTTTCTACCGTCCATACTCTAGCGTCCCCCCCTGTTATGGTTACTGAATAATTTGTGTTAGGAAATTCAGAAGTAAATAATACCTGATAATTTAGAGGTGTACCTGTAAATGTTGTATTTGAAGCAACACCAGATTTAGCTGTTGTTGAACTTGTCACAGTTCCTGTTCCTGCAGCAATAATCCAATTACTACCGTCACTTATAACTTCAATACTGTCGTTATTATTTAAACTTTTTGTATTTGCACTATCAATTGTTTGACTTGAGGTTGTTGCTACGGTAACAACACCAGTACCTCTATTTTTAATAACATAGTTCTTACCATTAACTCCAACAGCAGTCGGTAGAGTTACTGTAATAGTATTACCTGTAATATCTATTAAATAATCATTAACACCTACAGTATAAGTTGCATTAATCCCTGTAGCAGGAAATGTGATTCCCCCTAAGGATTTCAACCCATTTCGTACAATAAATTCGTTCGCCATTATTTTCTGAAATTAAGGGAGAGGTTTCCCTCTCCCGTTTTATTAGTCTTGTTCTTTGTATTCTATCAATACTTTTTCAACATCTTTACGTTCTGCTTGTATGAAGAAACTAACATTTATAACTGATGTTTCAGAATCTATGTAAATTTTATTATCTTCAATCTTAACAAGATAATGTAGTGTTGCTGAACCTATTGGTGTCAATTGAATTGTTATACTATTTTCGTGAACTAATCCTGTCCAATAATCAGGTAATTCTATTACTTTTGATGTTGCAATACCTCTAACGTATACTCCATGTTCTGGTCCTTCTAACACACCGTATCTTAATCTGAATCCTTCTTTTGTTGGGTGAGGGATGTCAAATGATTTTGATGCTGCGGTTAAAGCTCCTGTCATTGTGGTATCCCCTGTTACATTCAATGTTGAACCATCATATCTAAGACCTGCGTTACCTTGAACTGTTCCTGCTGTTCCTGTTGCCGTAACAACAAAAGTATTTGTATTGTTATTTACAACCGCTGAGTTTCCTGAAGTTCCTGATGAACCTGAGCTACCACTTGTTCCACTTGAACCAGAAGAACCTGATGTTCCACTTGAACCTGATGTTCCACTTGAACCTGAACTACCACTAGAACCGCTTGAACCTGATGTTCCTGAGCTACCTGATGTTCCTGAGCTACCTGATGTTCCTGAGCTACCTGATGTTCCTGAAGAACCACTTGAACCAGACGTTCCTGATGAACCTGAACTACCACTTGTTCCTGAAGAACCAGAAGAACCTGAGCTACCTGATGAACCTGATGAGCCAGCTGTTCCTGAAGAACCAGATGTACCAGAACTACCTGAAGTACCACTAGAACCCGAGCTACCACTTGTTCCTGAAGAACCAGAAGAACCTGAGCTACCTGATGAACCTGATGAGCCAGCTGTTCCTGAAGAACCTGATGTTCCCGATGAACCATTTATACCTGAAGTTCCAGATGAACCTGAACTACCTGAAGTTCCTGATGAACCTGAGCTTCCTGAAGTTCCTGATGAACCTGATGAACCAGCAGTTCCCGAAGAACCAGATGTTCCTGATGAACCAGATGTTCCACTTGAACCAGACGTTCCTGATGAACCTGACTTTCCTGAAGAACCTGAGCTACCTGAACTACCTGAAGAACCTGAGCTACCTGAAGAACCACTTGAGCCACTTGTTCCTGATGAACCTGAACTTCCTGATGAACCTGAACTACCACTTGTTCCTGAAGAACCAGAAGAACCTGAGCTACCTGATGAACCTGATGAGCCAGCTGTTCCTGAAGAACCTGATGTTCCCGATGAACCATTTATACCTGAAGTTCCTGATGAACCACTTGAACCTGATGAACCACTTGAACCTGAAGTTCCTGATGAACCAGACGAGCCAGCTGTTCCTGATGAACCAGACGTTCCTGATGAACCAGACGTTCCTGATGAACCTGATGTCCCTGACGCTCCTGATACACCTGAAGTTCCCGAAGAACCCGAGCTTCCACTTGTTCCTGATGAACCTGAACTACCTGATGAGCCAGCCGTTCCTGATGAACCAGATGTTCCACTTGAACCACTTGTTCCTGAAGAACCTGAGCTACCACTTGTTCCTGAAGAACCTGAGCTACCACTTGTTCCTGATGAGCCAGATGAACCAGCTGTTCCTGAAGAACCTGATGTTCCACTTGAACCACTTGTTCCTGAAGAACCTGAACTACCTGAAGAACCTGAACTACCTGAAGAACCTGAACTACCTGAAGAACCTGAACTACCTGATGAACCAGCTGTTCCACTTGAACCACTAGTTCCTGAAGAACCTGAACTACCTGATGAACCTGAGCTACCTGAAGTTCCTGAAGAACCTGAGCTACCTGATGAACCTGATGAGCCAGCTGTTCCTGAAGAACCAGAGGTTCCACTTGAACCGCTTGTTCCTGATGAACCTGAACTACCTGATGTTCCCGATGAACCTGAACTACCGCTTGTTCCGCTTGAACCTGACGTACCACTTGAACCAGATGTTCCTGAAGAACCACTTGAACCAGATGTTCCTGAAGAACCACTTGAACCACTTGTTCCTGAAGAACCAGAAGAACCTGATGTTCCCGAAGAACCTGAGCTACCTGAAGAACCTGAAGAACCAGCTGTTCCTGAAGAACCAGATGTTCCACTTGAACCAGACGTTCCTGATGAACCTGATGAGCCAGACGTTCCTGATGAACCTGAGCTACCACTTGTTCCTGATGAACCGCTTGAACCTGATGTTCCTGATGAACCTGAAGTCCCACTTGAGCCACTTGTTCCCGAAGAGCCACTTGTTCCTGATGAACCTGAGCTACCTGAAGTTCCTGATGAACCTGAACTACCTGATGAACCTGAGCTACCTGATGTTCCTGAAGAACCTGACGTACCACTTGAACCAGATGTTCCTGAAGAACCTGAACTACCACTTGTTCCTGATGAACCTGAGCTACCTGAAGTTCCTGAAGAACCTGAGCTACCACTTGTTCCGCTTGAACCAGAGGTTCCTGAAGAACCTGATGTACCACTTGAACCTGAAGAACCTGATGAACCACTTGAACCTGATGTTCCTGATGAACCTGAAGAACCTGATGAACCACTTGAACCTGAGGTTCCTGAAGAACCAGCAGTTCCTGATGAACCACTTGTACCTGAAGAACCACTTGAGCCAGACGTTCCTGATGAACCACTTGAACCTGATGTTCCTGATGAGCCTGAGCTACCACTTGTTCCTGATGAACCACTTGTTCCTGATGAACCACTTGTTCCTGATGAACCTGATGTACCACTTGAACCAGATGTTCCCGATGAACCTGAACTACCGCTTGTTCCTGATGAACCACTTGAACCTGACGTTCCTGAAGAACCTGATGAGCCAGCTGTTCCTGATGAACCACTTGTTCCTGATGAACCTGACGTTCCTGATGAACCACTTGAACCTGATGTTCCTGATGAACCACTTGAACCTGATGTTCCAGAAGAACCTGAACTACCCGATGTTCCTGAAGAACCTGACGTACCACTTGAACCAGACGTTCCTGAAGAACCTGATGACCCACTTGTTCCTGAAGAACCTGAGGTACCAGCATCAGTTCTTCTTTCTAATTGATTCGTTGTCGCGTTCCATACCACGACTTGATTTGATGAACTTCCACTTGGGACCACCAAAACTTTTATACCGTTACGGGCTACAAATTCGTTTGCCATGTTGTTTTCCTTTTTTCACTTTCCAAAAGAAAAAATCTTTTATGTTTATTACTCTATAAATATTAAACTTTACATAAATGTTATAGGTTTATCAAAATAAAAAAACCACACTTTTAAGGGTGTGGTTTTTTATTTCATTATTTTTAAAGTTAGAATACAATTCTACTTCCGACTTTGACTGTCCAAGTTCCTGATGTCACAACTGCTTGGAATAGTATATCACTACCACTTACTGTTGTTCGGAATGAGATACCTGTTGTTGCTCCTCCGATATCAGGTGTTGAATAATCAGTGTATTCGGTTGTTGAACCATCCCATACTGACATTACAGTTCCAGCTCTTTTGTTTGTTCCATCAGAAACATAATAGTTGAAGTTTGCAGATACTCCTGATGCCGCTACTATCGTTACCAAAGTTGATGTTCCTGTAGTCACTGTTCCACCTGAATATGAACTTAGATAGAAATTAGTACTATCAAATCTCATATTTGGTTCACCTTGGATTGTTCCCGCAGTTCCTGTCGCAGTTAGAACAAAGTTATCAACATTACTATTAATTAACGCCGAACCACTTGTCCCTGATGAACCTGAGCTTCCGCTAGTTCCTGATGAACCTGAGCTACCACTTGTTCCTGATGAACCTGAGCTTCCGCTAGTTCCTGAAGAACCTGAGCTTCCACTTGTTCCTGATGAACCACTTGAACCAGATGTTCCTGAAGAACCTGAGCTTCCGCTAGTTCCTGATGAACCAGATGTTCCTGAACTTCCACTTGTTCCGCTTGAACCAGATGTTCCAGATGAACCGCTTGAGCCAGATGTTCCCGATGAGCCTGAGCTACCACTTGTTCCTGAAGAACCTGAGCTTCCACTTGTTCCTGAAGAACCCGAAGAACCTGAGCTACCTGATGTTCCTGATGAACCACTTGTTCCTGAAGAACCTGAGCTACCTGAAGAACCTGAACTTCCACTAGTTCCTGATGAACCACTTGTTCCGCTTGAACCAGATGTTCCTGAAGAACCTGAGCTTCCACTTGTTCCTGAAGAGCCCGAAGAACCTGAACTACCTGAAGTTCCACTTGAACCACTTGTTCCGCTTGAACCAGATGTTCCTGAAGAACCAGATGTTCCTGATGAACCACTTGAACCAGATGTTCCTGAAGAACCTGAGCTTCCACTTGTTCCTGAAGAGCCCGAAGAACCTGAACTACCTGAAGTTCCACTTGAACCACTCGTTCCTGATGAACCTGAGCTACCTGATGTTCCTGATGAACCACTTGTTCCGCTTGAACCAGATGTTCCCGATGAGCCTGAGCTTCCGCTAGTTCCTGATGAACCTGAACTACCCGATGTTCCTGATGAACCACTTGAGCCAGATGTTCCTGATGAACCTGAGCTACCTGAAGAACCACTTGAACCGCTAGTTCCTGAAGAACCTGAGCTACCTGAAGTTCCTGAAGAGCCATCTGAACCACTTGAGCCAGATGTTCCACTTGAACCTGAGCTACCGCTAGTTCCTGATGAACCACTTGAGCCTGATGTTCCTGAAGAGCCATCTGAACCACTTGAGCCAGATGTTCCACTTGAACCTGAGCTACCGCTAGTTCCTGATGAACCGCTAGTTCCTGAAGAACCTGAGCTACCTGAAGTTCCTGAAGAGCCATCTGAACCACTTGAGCCAGATGTTCCACTTGAACCTGAGCTACCGCTAGTTCCTGATGAACCGCTAGTTCCTGAAGAACCGCTTGAGCCACTTGTTCCTGAGCTACCGTCTGAACCCGATGTTCCTGATGAGCCTGAGCTACCACTTGTTCCTGAAGAACCTGAGCTTCCACTTGTTCCTGATGAACCTGAGCTTCCACTAGTTCCTGAAGAACCATCTGAACCGCTTGTTCCTGATGAACCTGAGCTTCCTGAAGTTCCTGAAGAACCTGAGCTACCTGAGCTTCCTGAAGTTCCTGAAGAGCCATCTGAACCACTTGAGCCAGATGTTCCACTTGAACCTGAGCTACCGCTAGTTCCTGATGAACCACTTGAGCCTGATGTTCCTGAAGAACCTGAGCTACCTGAAGTTCCTGAAGAGCCATCTGAACCACTTGAACCTGAGCTACCGCTAGTTCCTGATGAACCGCTAGTTCCTGAAGAACCTGAGCTTCCTGAAGTACCTGAAGAACCATCTGAACCACTTGTTCCTGATGAACCGCTTGAACCGCTTGTTCCTGATGAACCTGAGCTTCCTGAAGTTCCTGAGCTACCGTCTGAACCCGATGTTCCTGATGAGCCTGAGCTACCACTTGTTCCTGAAGAACCTGAGCTTCCACTAGTTCCTGATGAACCTGAGCTTCCACTAGTTCCTGAAGAACCATCTGAACCGCTTGTTCCTGATGAACCTGAGCTTCCTGAAGTTCCTGATGAACCATCTGTACCTGAGCTACCACTTGTTCCTGATGAACCATCTGTTCCTGAGCTACCTGAAGTTCCTGATGAACCATCTGTACCTGAGCTACCACTTGTTCCTGATGAACCATCTGTTCCTGAGCTACCACTTGTTCCTGATGAACCATCTGTTCCTGAGCTACCTGAAGTTCCTGATGAACCATCTGTACCTGAGCTACCACTTGTTCCTGATGAACCATCTGTTCCTGAGCTACCACTTGTTCCTGATGAACCATCTGTTCCTGAGCTACCTGAAGTTCCTGATGAACCATCTGTACCTGAAGTTCCTGAAGAACCACTTGTTCCTGAGCTACCGTCTGTACCGCTTGTTCCTGATGAACCATCTGTACCTGAAGTTCCTGAAGAACCATCTGTTCCACTAGTTCCTGAAGAACCGTCTGTACCTGAAGTACCACTAGTTCCTGATGAACCATCTGTGCCTGAAGTACCACTAGTTCCTGATGAACCATCTGTTCCGCTAGTTCCTGAAGAACCACTTGAACCTGAAGTTCCGTCTGTACCACTAGTTCCTGAAGAACCACTTGAACCTGAAGTTCCTGAAGAACCATCTGTTCCACTAGTTCCTGAAGAACCATCTGTTCCGCTAGTTCCTGATGAACCATCTGTTCCACTTGTACCTGAAGTTCCATTAGTACCTTGCTCACCCGCAAGACAAAGTGTAACACCCGCTTGTGTTTTATAACCAGGATTTGAAGAATATGTAATACCCGCAATTAACGTACCCGTTGAAGCGGTATAACCACTAATAAAGATATATTCAATAACATCATCAGGTGCATATACACTTAATGTTTGTCCAGGACCCCATGACATATTTGAATACGATGGCCCATTATAAGTTGTATTTACCGCCTGAAAATAATAATCACCAGCTAAGAATGGTGTACAAATTAATGCAGATGTTCCTGATGTTCCATCCGTACCTGAGGTTCCTGAAGAACCATCTGTTCCACTAGTTCCTGATGAACCGCTTGAACCTGAAGTCCCGTCTGTTCCACTAGTTCCTGATGAACCGCTTGAACCTGAAGTCCCGTCTGTTCCACTAGTTCCTGAAGAACCGTCTGTACCTGAAGTTCCTGATGTGCCATCTGTACCGCTAGTTCCTGAAGTTCCGTCTGTTCCACTTGTTCCTGAAGTACCTGAAGTTCCGTCTGTACCGCTAGTTCCTGAAGTTCCGTCTGTACCTGAAGTACCTGATGTGCCATCTGTACCGCTAGTTCCTGAAGTTCCGTCTGTTCCACTTGTTCCTGAAGTACCTGAAGTTCCGTCTGTACCGCTAGTTCCTGAAGTTCCGTCTGTTCCACTTGTTCCTGAGCTACCGTCTGAACCCGATGTTCCCGATGAACCTGAGCTACCGCTAGTTCCTGATGAGCCATCTGAACCACTTGAGCCAGATGTTCCTGAAGAACCTGAACTTCCACTTGTTCCTGATGAGCCATCTGAACCGCTAGTTCCTGATGAACCACTTGAACCAGATGTTCCTGAAGAACCTGACGTTCCGTTTGTTCCATTTACACCACTTATACCACTTGTTCCTGAAGTTCCACTTGAGCCGTCTGCTCCGCTTGTTCCTGATGAACCATCCGTACCTGAAGTACCGCTTGAACCATCTGTTCCGCTAGTTCCTGATGAACCGTCTGTACCGCTTGTTCCTGAAGAACCTGAAGTTCCGTCTGTTCCGCTAGTTCCTGAGCTACCGTCTGAACCGCTAGTTCCTGAAGTTCCATCTGTTCCGCTAGTTCCTGAAGTTCCGTCTGTTCCACTTGTTCCTGAAGTACCTGAAGTTCCGTCTGTACCGCTAGTTCCTGAAGTTCCATCTGTTCCGCTAGTTCCTGAAGTTCCGTCTGTTCCACTTGTTCCTGAAGTACCTGATGTGCCATCTGTACCTGAAGTACCTGATGTGCCATCTGTACCGCTAGTTCCTGAAGTTCCATCTGTACCTGAAGTACCTGATGTGCCATCTGTACCGCTAGTTCCTGAAGTTCCGTCTGTACCTGAAGTTCCATCTGTACCGCTAGTTCCTGATGTGCCATCTGTTCCGCTAGTTCCTGAAGTTCCGTCTGTACCTGAAGTTCCATCTGTACCGCTAGTTCCTGAAGTTCCATCTGTACCTGAAGTACCTGATGTGCCATCTGTTCCGCT